AAAGTCTTTGACTCTTCGGGCAAGATGCGAAACCTTGCAGACATCATCGAGAATCTTGAAGATATTACTGATGGAATGTCTGATGAAGTTCGTTCTGCAACTCTGAGTTTCCTTGGGTTTGAAGCCAGAGTTCAAGCCACTATTCTTCCACTGCTTGGAAGTTCTCAGGCAATCAAAGACTACGAAAAAGCTTTGAGAGACGCTGGTGGTACCACAGAAGACGTTGCTAAAAAGCAAATGGAATCTTTTGCTTCTCAAATGGAACGCCTCAAGAATCGAGTCAATGTTCTTGGAATCGAAATTGGTGAGAAGCTTATTCCGTACCTCAACAAACTTGTTGATGCAGTCAAAGCCGGTCTTGACAAATGGAATAATCTGGACGATTCAATTAAAGACGTTGTCATTCAAGTTGGAATCTTCGTAGCAGTCGTTGGTCCAGCACTATTGATTATTGGAAAACTGATTTCTGCTTTGGGGCTTCTGTTAACTCCCTTTGGTCTAATTGCTACTGCAACAGTTTTAGCGGCTGCCGCTTTTCCAGAATTTCGAGAAGAACTAAAAACAACTGTCGTTGAAGCAATCAGGCTTGGAAAAGAGTTACTCAACATTGTTGGACTTCAAGAAAAACTTGGTCTTGGTAAAAAGTCTGTAATGAAGTTTGGTACTCAAAAAGCAGCTCATAGACTTGACGGTAAAGATACTCTTGTTGGTGATGATTCTGATCCAAGATTGAAAGCTGAAAAAGCTATTCAAGAAGAAATGGAACAGATGCTGAAAGAGCAGGAGTCTGTGGAAAAAGCTCATAGAGCACAACAGACTCTTAAAGAACTCGAAGCGGAAATGAAGCTAGAAAAGGATCACGCTAAGAAGCTGGAAGCAATGAAAAAGAAAGGTCAAGCATTAACTGCTCAATTTCTTCCTGAAGAAGAGAAGACAGCTCAGCTCAAACAAGAATACAAAGAGCTTTGGGAGACCGGAAACATTGGAGCAGAAACTTATCTGAGTGCTCTTGAAGAACTAGAACGTCAATCAAATAAAGATTATCAAATTCATCAATTCGGTATCAGCGATTCTGCTTTGGCTGGTACTTCTGCTGCCTTCGAAAAGCTTGCTCAATTCGGCGAGTTGAGAGGCAGCATGATTGATAAGACTGGTCCAAGACTTGAAGAATTAAAAACTCAAGAAGCTCAAAGAATCGCTTTTGATAAAGTAAAGAATCTTGACTCAAACGCTATTACTAACGCTGAAGGAACTTTGGTAGGTGTCGGAAACCCTTCACTTGATCCAAGAGCTTCCTCAGAAGCATCCATTCAAGATGAAGCGGAAAAGATGCTTGCAGAAAGAATGGCTGATCTTCAACGAATGAACAACGTAGTTAATAAGCAGCCTGCTGTTGAAAGAGCTATTGCTCAAGAAGTTCCTAACATTCAAGAGCCTTTATCCAGAAGCATACTTGATGGTCCGGGAGAAGGAACAAGAAATATCCGAGATGTCAAAATCAATAAACCCCTTGATTACCTCTTGGAAGGTGACAAAGTTGCTCAAAGATTTAATCCAGACAACGTAGGCCGTGGAGAATCTTTGTCAATCATACTGACAAGGCTTGTTGAAATCGCAGAAGAGTCTTTGGAACTTGATAAAAGCAAACCATCACTTGAAGTTGCTGACTCTGGACTATCCAGATAACTGGAGCTGATCATAAATGACTGCGACTTTAATAGATGGCCAAAGAGCGTGGGCTTCCAATCGAGATGAGAGGGAAGGTCATCGGTTCTATGAAATCTCTCATCTAGTAAGAACCACGACTGCCTTAGATGGTCCTGCAACTGTTATGCAGACGCCTGGGCTTCCCACAATTGGTAGTACATGGAACTTTGACAACGACATAGATGTGTGGGCGTTCTGCACTCCCTACATGCGAGTCTCAGTTCACAAAGAGAAGGAAGGTGATCCTGCCAAAATCTGGAAGGTCGATCAGAAATTTACTACTGCTCGACCATCATTCCAGAAATGTCAGGATACTACGATTGAGAATCCTTTACTTGAACCTCAAAGGGTTTCAGGCTCTTTTGTCAAGTACACAGAAGAAGCAGTTCTTGACCGTTACGGAAACGCAATCACTAATTCCGCACATGAATTGTATCGTGGTCCCAACGTCGAGTTTGATGCTTCAAGACCAACGGTCAGTATTGGCCAGAACGTATTGAATCTCGGCCTTGCTACTTTTTCTGACATGATCAATAAGGTCAATTCAGTTCCTCAATGGGGTTTACCAGTCCGAACAATCAAACTCTCTAATGTCTCTTGGACTCGCAATGTCTATGGCGTCTGTTTCTTCTATTACACCAGAGACTTTGAATTTGATATTCGCTATGACACCTTTGATCGAAGCTTACTTGACGAAGGTTCAAAAGCTCTCAATGGTGAATTCAATCAAACAGATGGTGGCTGGGATTTAATTGATATCAATGGAGCAGCTCCAGACCCTGGAAATCCAGAACACTTCATCCGAATCAAAGACCGTCGAGATGAGAATATCAGAACGCCTCTTTGTAAAGGTATTCCCGGTGGAGCTTCTACGGTTCTAATCAACAACGCAGCAGCGGTTGATAAAGGTGATGGGACAGTTGGCATTCCTATTACTGGGCACACAATATCTGTAGGAGATGCTGTCACCATTTCTGGATCACTGAATTACAACGGCAAATTTACGGTTATCAGTACTTCAGCAAATGAAATTGTGATCACTGCGACTTATGTAGCGGAAACTTTTGCTGGAACTGAAAGAGTCACGACATGGTCGGTCTGTTACATTCAAGTTGAGAAGTATGAAGAAGCCAATTTCTTCGACTTAGGAATTCCAATCACTCTCTAACTTTTCCTCAGGGAGAAATAGCAATGGCGAATGAAGCTCAACTTCATATCAGTCTTCGAATCAATAATCCTACTTCCAAATTCGAAGCTCAAAGTACAAATACTTCTTACACAGTAGACGTTGCAGGTTCTAGTGGACCAGTTCCGGGAATGGTAGTAGCAACAACCGCTGGACTCGACGTTGCTTTTACTGGATTGACTGTTCCTACATGGTGCGTTCTCAAAAATCTGGATTCAACGAACTTTGTTGAGTACGGAATCTGGGATGGAGCAACTTTTCATGAATTGGGAGAACTGCCGCCTCTCAGTAAGCCTCAAATCATCAAGCTTTCAAGAAACATGACTGGCTTTCGTCTCAAAGCTGACACTGCTTCGTGCGACGTTTCTGTTGAGGCATACGAATTGTAAATTTTCACTTAAGACTGGAGCAATTATGAACAAGAACGTCGATGGACTCGTCTTTTACCAATCAAAAGAATTTCAAGCTTTGTGTAAACGGTTTGGAATAGACTGGGAAAAGAGAACAACTAAGTTACAAATCACTATTGACATTAACTCAATTGTTACTGTTATTCAAAATTACAATGCGGAAAACATTGTTGAACCCTAACACTTAAAATCCTCTAAGACTGGAGCGTCTGATGAGTGAACTGGCTGCCGAGAATAATCCACCATGCCATCTAGTAACGATTGAGCAGGTGTATTATCAAATGCCTTATGAAGAACCTGAAGGGATTGATTCCCGAAGCTCTCACATGGTTTTTTCGGAAGAGGAACCCTTTATCAAAAGGAAAACTCTTTCAAATAATTGGGAGAAGCTTCCAACAGGTTCCATTCAAGGTCAAGGCACTGTTGTTATTCAAAACGAAGTGCAACATCCTTCTCAAATACCAACTCCAGAGCAGAAATTGGAGCTTGAAAACCGCATTATTGAAGTCTCTTGGGGCATCGAAATAGATAATCAGATTGCTTTGATAATTAGACCAGGTCATACGTGCCGATTTGAAGCTTTTGATCTTTCTGAAATCTATTTACGCTCAAAAAATGCTCCATTGAGTTGCCGAATTTATGTTTTTCCTTCCTGATTGGGCTTTGTCATGTCACTAAGAGATTTTTCAGATGAAGACATGGCAGAATTAGCTGCCGTTATCAAAGAAAGGAAGGCATCAAGAGGCAATTCCAAGAGCACTGCCAGAGCGGGAGACTCTTTCAACGAGAATACTGACCATCAAGCACCAGAAGTCTTTATGGCTTTGACTCCAACAGGCGGAATTCCTGCAATTGATGGAGTTATTCCCGGTTCTGCGGTCTGCGATTTATATAGAACAACTGGAGCTTTTGGTTCAGAGACACTTGAAGAGATGGTAGGAATTTCAAAAACCGTCTTCAACATTTCAGCAACGGCAATTGCTGCTGATATTTACGTTTTAATCAAGCGAACCAAGCAAGGAAAATGGGTTGCAGAAACTGGTGGGTCAGGTGGAGATGGTTCAGTATCAATCTGGTTCACTGTTGATGCAACTGGCTGTGATGATATTGGAAGATATTTGATAGTTACTCCCAATAGAATTGCTCCACCATGCACAGTCGTCCCTGGAGAAGATGAATATGGTCTCATCTATGTTTATGATGACGGTTTTCTTTGTATCCTCAATGAATTCACAAACGCAGAACTCTTAGGACTCAATGGAAAAGCCACTTACGCAAGTGACGTAGACCAAAGCTATGGATGCCTCAAAGGTTGGACGCTCGATGGTCTCTGTGATACAGGTAATTGTTAATGAGTGGTGTTAATACAATCGGTGGATCAAGAGACCGTAGCAACTGCAACTACGGAATCACAGAATCTTCGTGTCCTGATCCAGATGCTTATTGTTGTTCCCTTTCTCCATGCTGTCTCTGTATCAAATACACAACAGCCAATGGAGAAATTACTAACGCTGAAGCTTGCCGAGACCCACTTGATAACGACACAACAATTCCTTCCTACACAACTGAAATCTATGCAGGCACAATCGTTCTTGAGTGGGCCAAAGACCAATATGGAAACTGCGAATTTGTAGTTACATATCTCGGAGTAGTCATTGCCAGACTCGACGTTTGTACGGAACAATTCTGTAAGAGTCCAGAAGGTTCTGTAGAATTAGAAAACGGCGATGTCATTGAATGGTACACATATCTCAAGCCTAGACGTCAAGTGATGAAAGGCTCTGCTGGCTGCGAGGAAGTTCCTTGCCTTGCCTGTACGTGCCTCTGTGATCGTCTCTGCATGATCTGGCGTAGAGATACAGGATACGCAACTGATTTACCTTGCGAGTATTGCGATGTAGTCTGCGATTCTGTTTTAGCAGAAATGCCACTTGATGAAGATTGTGTTGGAGGCGGAGTTGTCTGGGGACCAATTATCTTTGAGCCAAACTGCTCTGATAACATTGGGCCAGTCTCTGTATCAGTTGCTCTCGGAACAGACGAATATGGTAATTGCGAACTGAAGCTAATCGTTGATGGTGAAGAAAGAGCAACTCTGGAAGTTGATGAAGCGGGAGAAGCCTGCAAGAACGTAAACCTTTCAGCTTCTTACATTGATGATACAGGTTGCGTCGTCACTGTCGTTGTGGAGTGTAAGAAGTGTGGCGATCCTTGTTTCCCAACTATCAATGGTTGCGGTAAAGGTTGCTGCTTCACGGATAGAGACTGCTTCGACATTTCAAATCATATCGACACAATCCCCTTCATGATTGAAGGTCTGGCTGGACTACCAACAGTCTATGGAGACTTTGTTCAATCGGGAACAGGCGTTAGAAGTCACTGTGGTCGTTGCGGTTGTCTTGAAGCTCTCATCACTGATAGTTCTACAAGATTTGGAATCTCATTCTTAGGCCAACAATGTTTAGGTGGATTTGCTACTTCTTGTGGCAAGGTATTCCACTTTGCTTTGAGTTGTGAAACAGACGTGACTGGAGATGCCGCAGAATCTGGATACAACGAAATAGACACTTGTGCTTCCAGGTTGCGATTACTTGTAGGAACTTCAACAACTCCTGGATTTTCAGGCACAATCAGAGATGAAACAGGCTGCGTCTTATTTGATCCACAATATCCTCATGTCTCTCTTCCCTTTGATACTGTCTCTTGCAGTCCTGATGGCTTAACTGGCTCTGTCAGCCTTGACTCTGTTACTCTTCTGGAATGTGAACAAGAGGCTTATGCCGTCTGCGAGAGTCCACCAAATCCTTCTGAGATATTTTCTGATAATTGCTGTGAGCTATTTACACCTCAACCTTTTGCTGGTGCTACGTTGACTCTTCTACTTCCTTAATAACAATTGCATAATTGACTAGAGCCAATGTGCCAAAGGTTATTGAATTTCGACCATTCTACATTGGGAATAAAGCAGGCTCACGTTCTGAGTTTGTCTTTGAGCCTAAACTGAAAGAATGGATTGGACCAGATTCAAGCCTCATTAGACAAAATGGCTGGCATCTTTCTCAAGGTGATTCAGCGATTCCTTGCGAGCATACAGGCACGGGAGCAAAGTGCGGCGAATGGGATTTTCCAGAACTATTACTTCCACCCGAAGATATCGTTAAAGGTAAACGCAAAACAGCAAGAAACCGCTCAAGACAATCTACAACTAAACGAACCAAAGCCAGAGTTCACTCAAGAAAAGTTATTGTTCCGGGAGTAGGTTCCTGCATGGTGGAACTTATTTCAAACTTCTTTTCTATCAAAGATTCCAGCGGCTGCAACTGTAAAGCCTACGCTTCCAAAATGGATAAATGGGGGCCAGAAGGTTGCGAACTTCATCGAGAAGAAATCATCAATCATCTAGCCAAGAATACAGAAATTCTTCGGAAGGGAATTCAAGACCTCAACATTCCTGGTTGCGGCTTACTTTCAAAACTCGCCGGCACTTCCGCTGCAATTCCTCTTCTCAAGATTGGAGCGAATTGGTTACTCACTAAAGCAATCTCCAGTCACAAATCGAAGAAAGAAGCAGCGACAAAGGTTGGTCCCAAAGATGCGATCAAATGGATTGAACCAAATCCTTTGAACCTGACTCGGAATCTTGCAATTCATGTCTTCCCGGTCATTGGCAAATGGGAATGGCTCATTGAAGCTCTTAAAGACAAGACTCATCTTTTCAATGGTCGTAAGCTTGTCTCAATCGTCACTTCTAAAGGCGATTCTGTACGCTTCAAAAACCGAACGATCAGACTTCAAAATCCTGAAACAGTCGCTGCTCAATTTCGAGAACTTGGCTTTGAGGTTTCTCTCAGGGAAAACTCGGTGAGGACGGGTGAGTTTGTTTCGTTTGCTCCAATGGTCAAAGAGCTTTACTCAACTGACCCTTCCCAAGTCACTTTGTACTTACACAGCAAAGGTTCAAAGCATCCAGACAATGAATTTCGATCTATTACAAAATGGAATGAAACGATGTTGTCTGTCTTGCTTGATATTGAATCGGTCACAGCGAGTTTCAGCAGAGGCAATGATTTAGTTGGAGCGTTGGGTGGAGATGTTTTTGGTGATGGCAATGTTCCAATGGGGTCATTCTACTGGTTTAGAAATTCGACTGGTGAAGCAACAGTCACTCCTCACAAGAATCCTTTCTTCACTTCAGAGAGTTGGCCATCCAAGATATTCAATCAAGAGTATCTCTTAGGTGCAGTCGATGGAAGCAGACCATTCAAGCAACTCTATACAGCAAACTTCTGGGATAATGGTGAAGGTTCTGACAGACTCAAGAGATTCAATTCTCAAAGAGTCCATAGTATCGAAGAACCAAAAATCACTTTGATTACTCCAACAGGCGATCGACCAGAAGCTTTCAGACTCTGCGAGAAATGGATATCTCAACAAACTCTAAAACCTTTTGAGTGGATCGTCATTGACGATGGCGAAGTTCCTACTCAAATCACTCAAGGTCAAAACTACATCAGGCGACAAGGTAGAAAGAGTTCAGAACATACTCTTCCAGACCAGATGCTTGAAGCTCTCAAGTATGTGACTGGAGATTTTGTAATCATGATCGAAGACGATGACTACTATCATCCAGAGTATCTTCAATTGATGGTTCAACAATTACAAACAGCGGAGCTTGTCGGAGAAGTTGGCGCTCGATACTACTACCTTCCAACTGCAACTTTCAGACACTACACAGAACACACTCATAGCAGTTTCTGCCGAACAGGTTTCAGAAAGAATGTCATCCCACTGCTTTCAGAAATCTGTAAGGCTTCAAACGAGTCTTTGGATATCAATCTTTGGGAACAATGGACTGGAACCAAACAGCAGCAGTGGAAATCTACGACGATTGGTTGCATTGGTATCAAAGGAATGCCTGGTCGAAAATCCCATAATAAGATCAGACCAGAAATTGATGATCACAATCTCAAGACGCTGAAGCAATGGTGTCCCGATTGGAATGACTACTTACCCTTCTTGAAACCTATCAAAAATCGAGTGGAAGAGACGGGAACACTCTTCAGTATTCTTCTCAGGGAGTATGACCGATTCAGGCCAGTCTCTGCTGACTCAAGATTTGATCGTCAACTATTAACTGATTCCAAAGAAGTCAAAGTTCAAGGATGGAATATCAATCCAGTCAAACACACTCCAAGTGATCCTAAGCAATCAAGACATTTGAAGATTCTTGCTACTCAATCTTTTCCAGATGCTGATTGGATTCTTTATCATGATGCTCAACTTCAATTGAAGTGTAGTCCCTCATTCTGGTTTGATTGGGTACGTTCTCAAGGTGAAGCAGACATTTACTTTTATCATCATCATCAAAGGCATTGTGTCTACAAAGAAGCTAAAGAGGTGATGAAGATTCGAAAAGATAAGCCTCAAAATGTTCAACCTCAAATTGCTCGATACGCAAGCCAGAAGATTCCTGAAAACCTTGGATTGTATCTCGGTGGATTACACATTCGACGAAATACAGAAGCTGTAAAAGCCTTCGAAGAAATCTGGTGGCGTGAAGTTAAACGCGGTTCAGTCAGAGACCAGATTTCTTTGCCCGTCGCTCTTAGAGAAAGTGGCGTCAAGTTTTTAGCTTTACCGCCAATGTCATGGACTCAACATTTTCAAAGATATACTCACCTCACGAATACTCCAGTCATTGAAAATATGTCGGCGAATGATATTCGTGTCTGGGAAAACTTTAAGAAAACGAAGTAACAAAAACTTGACTGGAGCTACTCATGTCTGCAATGCAATGGTCTTATGGAATTACAACAGTTCCTTCAAGACTACACACAACGTTTCCAAGAACTCTTAAATCACTTGCTAACACAGGATTTGACAAACCTCACTTGTTTGTTGATGGATGTTCAGATTCAGATAAGTATCTGAATTGCTCCAGCCATGGAATCACACTTCATCATCCAGCTCTCAGAACCGTTGGTAATTGGGTTGCAGCACTCTGGGAACTCTATTGCAAGAACCCAGACGCCCATCGGTATGCAATCTTTCAAGACGATTTAGTGACCTGTCTTTCTCTCAGGGAATACTTGGAAAAGTGCCCCTACATCACTAACACTTATCTCAATCTGTTTACTGCTCTAGCAAATCAATCAAGTCATGAAGGCTGGTACTTCTCAAATCAAAAAGGTCTGGGAGCAGTCGCACTCGTCTTTGATAATCAAACAGCAATTAAACTTCTGAAGAGTCCAAAGCTGATTGATAAACCTAAAAGCTCAAAAGGTCACAAAGCAATTGATGGAGCAATCATTGATGCTCTCAAAGATTCTGGTGTCAAAGAATTAGTTCACAATCCTTCTCTTGTACAACACACAGGAGAAGTCACTTCAATCGTTGGTAACAAGCAACATCCAATTTCCTCATCATTCCCTGGAGAAGATTATGACCTTCTCAAATGAGAGGATTGGATTGATTGGCTATCACTGTGCTTCTGGTTTAGGCGAGAAGAATCGTCAGATGGCAACTTATCTGGATATTGATACGTGGCTCATCAAACCCCATAAACATTATCCAACTCTGCCGCTACACGAAGATGTTGATTCAATTATCTGTCCAACAGGTCGTTCAATAAAGCTTGAAGGATTTCTTAAAGCAGTTGATACAGTTCTCTTCGATGAAACTCCTTACTACCCAAACATCACTCATCGAATCAAAGAAGCTAATAAGCGAATTGTTTGTATCGCCTGTATGGAGTGGATGCCCATAGAAGGAACTCCGTGGCTTAAAGATGTGGACCTTTTCATCTGCCCTACCAGACACTGCTATGACCTTTATCGAAAGGAGTTACCTTGTATCTACTTTCCCTGGCCTGTTGATACTCAGCGGTTTCAATTCAGGGAAAGGTCTGTCTGTGAGAGGTTTCTGTTTCTCAATGGAAGAGGGGGTTGGAAAGGTCGAAAAGGAGCTTCAGTAATCAATGAGACAATCTCTCTATGGCCTGAGATTCCTTTAGACATTATCAGTCAGGGCAGATGGGAAGGTTCTACAGGCCCTAATACTAGAATTCTCAAATCACCAATCAACAATGCAAACCTCTACAAGACAAGTGACGTTTTAGTCTCCCCCCATTTCATGGATGGCACAGGCTTAGAGCAGATGGAAGCGATGGCTTCAGGCTTACCTGTCATTAACACAGATGGTAGACCTTGGAACGAATTACCCTCAATCGCCTTTATCAACTCAACAGTCTCCACTATCAAAGTCAAAAGACAAATTGACTGGCATATTCCTTCCGCGAAGCATCTAGTAGAAATCTGCAAGTCACTTCTCAATCAAGACATTTTCAAAGAGTCCAGAGAAGCTAAAGAATGGGCAGACTCAAGGAGCTTTGATAAACACTCTTCAACTCTCAATGACCTTATCCGAAAAGGAAAGCCAGAATGAAGAATCTTCTAATTGTCTTGATTATTATTTCAACATCCTCAACAGCACTCGCTGATTGGATTCAATATCGTTCTGGCTACACAATCTACTATCACACGCATCACTATCATCCCGACTTTGGAAACGCTGGTTGGGGCAGTTTAGTTCCAACCTACAGACCCCCAATTTATCAGTATCAAACTCAATACAAATACTATCCAGGAACTGGCTGGATCAGTAATCAAGCATCAGACCGTCAGAAGCGAATGGAAGCTCATCACAATTCGTGGAGATACTAATTACAAAAGGAATCAAGGATGGTTCTAGCAGTCTTCTTTGCTGGATTGATTGTAGCTCTCTTAGGAGCAATGTGTGAGAACGCATACCACGCTGGAGATATCAAAGCCACTGGCTTACTCTCTTTGGTCCAGTGTATTTCTCAGGGATTAATTGCGTGGGTCGTTATTGCGGATAAGTCATTACCCTACTTGATTGCTTCTGCGATGGCCTGGTCAATTGGTTCAATGGTTGGTTGCTACTGGAAAAAATTAAACCATGAAACCTGAAAAAGTTCCTCTAATAGAAAAACTTGTAATCTATTCTATTCTGATTTTTGTTTTCAGTCTGGGAGCAGTTGGGCTTTCTTTACCTGTTATCGGATTTCTCTATGTGATTGGAGCGTTACCCTGATGGCTAGATGCTTCATTGTTCTTGGGATGCCCAGAACAGGCACGTCACTCACGACGGGAATTCTCAACAATATGGGAGTCTATGTTGGAGAATCTCGAAAGGGAAAAAACAATCCTTGCTACTACGAAAACAAAGCTCTTTTTGATTTCATCAATCGAGTGCCTGGGGTTTCAGCAGGTCAAGTTGTTTCTTCAATCGAACGAGAAGCTCAAGGCAAAGACTATGGAATGAAGCATCCTTCAATCGTAGAAAGGTGGCACGAATTTAAGCCTCATATTCCAGAACCAGTCTTTATTGTTACTCATCGAAGAGACGCTGATGCTCAATACAACTCTCATCGGTCAGCAATCAATAGACAGCATCGACCAGAATTCAATGAGAGAAATCGAGTCTACTATCAGAAAGTCTTAGAAGCGATCAACGGTTATCCTTCATTCAATGTTTTCTATGAAGACTGGCTCAAAGACTTCACCCAATTACAAAAGATGGCAGACTTCTTCAATCTGACTGTAACTCCTGAAGCCAGAAAACTCGCTGATCCAAAACTCAAACATTTTTAGACTGGAGCAATGATGGCTGACACAGAACTTACTAATGATCCTAATGGTATTCCTCACAGACAAATCAATCCAAAAACAGGGCAGCAAGCAGCCTATGTAGTTCTTTCTGAAGAAGAACGGAAAAAGGGTTTTGTTGAGCCTCTTCGCCGCAAATACATTCATAAATCTTGTGGTTGCATAACAACAATTGGTTTGTCAATTGCCGAAACCTACGCACGACAACCTGAATTTTACTCAGGAACTTTTTGTATTGGTTGTAAATTACATTTTCCTCTCGAAGAATTTGTGTGGGATGGTACGTCACAAACTGTAGGAACAAGGAGTACAAATCAATGAGTCAAACGATGGAAGACGTCAGAAAACGAAATGCCTTAATGGCATCAACCTACATTCCAGATTGTTCAAAAGGTCCAGGAGCTTTCTACAACATTGGTGTTGGACCACTTATCAAATCAGAATGGAGACACTGGAAAGAACTGTATCCAGAAATGCAACTCTTTGGATGTGAGCCAAATCCAGTTCTCTACTCACAACTGCTGATGAAGTTTCCTGGTAGACTTTTCAGTTGTGGTATCTCAGACAAAGAGTCCATTGAGATGTACATGGAACCTGAAAAAGAAAAGACATTCGGACGTTCCAGCATATTTCCAGTCAATGGTCTTTCAGATAAAACAATCAGGGTTGAGTGCATTACCCTCAATGAATTTGATCAAGAAGTCGGTTCTCTAGAATCAATTCTTCTTTGGATGGACATTGAAGGTTCAGAACTCATTGCTCTCAAATCTGGCGAGGAACTTCTCAAATCTGGAAGGGTTCACACTATCAATCTTGAACTAAGAGACAAACCAGAAATAGAAGGTTGGCCAACAGCAACGGAAATCACAGAATACCTTTCCACAATTGGATTCAAGAAAGCTGTGGACTACAACAATCAGGTTTCACATTGGGATACTATTTTCACGAAAGTGAAGTGACTCATGAGAATCTACTACATAGGCAAATTCAAAGAAGAACACAACACAGAAAACTACGTCACCGCTGCCTTCGAAGAATTAGGCCACAAAGTCTATCAATACAAACACAACAAAAAGGAAACTCTTGCTCAAATCTTCAATCGAATTCAAGAGTTTGGAGCAGACACAGTTCTCTTCAGTAAAGCAGAATTTCCAGAAGCAAAAAAGTTGATTGATCTTTGCTATGCGAAAGGAATTCTGACTGTCTGCTGGCAATTCGATTTATTCATTGGATATCGCTCAAAACTCCCAGAACAATTCTGGTCTGATTTTCTCTTTACAACAGATGGTGGACACCAAAGAGAGTTTATCAAGCTTCGATGCAATCATCGTTTGCTGCGTCAAGGAATTCATAAACCAGAAGCCATCAAGATAGACTCTACAGAATACAAATACGATGTAGCGTTCGTTGGTAGTTGCACTCACGTAAGTCATGAATCAAGACGGAACCTTTTGAAGTTCCTTCAACAAAGAAAAAGCTTCATTCATTATCAGACCATGAGAGGCTTGAAACTGAATGAAGCTTTAAATCAAGTCAAAATCGTCGTCGGTGATTCTTATCCTTCACCAAATTACTGGAGCAATCGAATCTATGAAATCACTGGCCGAGGTGGATTCTTTCTACACCCATTCACAGAAGGCTTAGACTCAGAGTTTGAAGATGGCGAACACTACGTTGGTTATCAGCGAGGCAACTACAAACAACTCTGTGATCGCATTGATCTTCTTCTCAGGGAAGATTCGGCGAGGGAAAGAATCCGCCAAGCTGGGTTTGAGAAGACTCGCAATTGCTACACCTACACTCACAGAGTTCAAGAATTGCTTTCAATAATTTCTTGAAGCTCCTTCGCCAGCAGCCTCCCTCTTTTCCGTTCAGCTCCAGTCCGGTTCTGAGGTAGAGGCTGCTGGCTCTTCTTAGGTTTCTTTCGTATACCTAATTGGTGGGAAAAGGCGTCTGGAAGCTTCTAGGGTTAATCTAGGAGGTTTAAGACACGATTCTAGGCACCCTGCTCGCGTTTTAAGGCCTGTTTCGAGCCTCAGCCGTAGGTTATATCTAATCTGGGGCTTAGAGGCTCTAAAATCGCGTCTGAGGGCTTCGGAGAAAAGAAGGGTACGTTCGTTTTCTTATTTGAAGAGGCGTCTGAGGAACGATCCTGTGACCTTGCCGGCTGCTCGTCTGGCGATTCTCCGTCCAACTCTACCTTTCTGGATAGCGTTGAAGTCACCCATCAGTCGAGCGATGAAGTAAAGGAAGCTTCTCATGATATCTCCTGAAGAAAAAGGGAAAGGTCCGATGGATGGAATTGAACCATCGTATACGCAAACCTGCCATCGGACGACTCTTCAAAACTTTGTCATGATGCACCTAGCTTTCTTGTATTGGACTCTTCCGAAGCGAAGTAGTCAGGATTGTTAATCAGGTAGCACACTCTGTAGTCTGGTTTGCGAATACTATGTTGACTCCAGAACTTCTACAGACTTGATTTAGCTTTCGATCACTTGGCTATCATGCGTTCCCTGATTTAAGATTCAAGACTATCAGTCACGTAGACCAATTCGTTGATTGCTCTAGTGATTGCGACATAGACAAGATTGTATTCCTGTTCCTTTGCTGATGGAGTTTTCGCCATTGGATGAGGGCAAGGACAATTCTTCATCTGGAGAAAGAAGACTCTTGAAGCTTCGAGACCTTTGGCCTTGTGTATGCTACTGAGAACGATTCCCGTGTCTTGTTTATCCTGAAACATCTTTTCGATTTTAGCAATCACGTCTGCAACAGACTTGGAATCTTCAATGAAGTAGCAGAGGCATTCGTGGCGATCATTGAGAGCTTCAATCCGATTTTCGTTCGGATTTTTCTTTGAGGTTTCCTTGTCAACTTCTCCGTCAATCCAGAGCGACAATCGCTCAACTAGTTCTACGATGGTTGAGGCTTTCATTTTCTGGACGGTTGAGACAAGACCTTGACCAATGTCTCTGCCTTTGATCGTTGCTTTGCGTCCGGCTCGAATGAAGCCAAAACATTCTTTGACGAGTGGAGCATTGACTCGGCAGAGGATCATGTCACCTGATTGAGCGAGTGATTGGTAATCGTCGATCGTAACCGTCTTGACCGAACCTTCTGAGTTTGATTCGTGAGCTTCGAAGTCTGGAACGAATTGCCTTGCCTCTTCAACGATTGTTCTACCACAACGGCGAGTCTCAGTGAGAGGCAATATAACGCATCCTTTCAGAGTTTTTTCCATGCGAGGAATACTGTCGGAATCTGCTCCAGCGAAACCGTAGATGGCCTGGTTGACATCACCTACAAGAACAATTCGCTTGCCCGCTTTGAGAGCCAAAGCCTGTTGACAACGATTCAAATCTTGGGCTTCATCAACTAGGAGCAAATCGTATTTTGGAATGCTCAAACCCAGAGCGATTGGCAACCAGACCATATCGTCGTAATTGAGTTTTCGGTCTTCAGAAACTTTCTTGCAACGATCAAGAATCTGGATGACCAAATCGAAGATTTTGGATTGACTATCGTTAAGGTCGATGTCGTAGCGGTGAGCAAGGTGGAGCAGATCAGAATCTGAGGCTTCCTCAAACGTACCAACCAGGTTCATCTTGCAGAGGCTGACAAGACGCTCAGTGGCTCGCAATGCAGTCGTGTGACGCTTGCGGATTTCTCGCAAGTCTTTGCCAAGAATTTCCGAGACCATGTTCGGCACTCGCCACGGGTCCATAGCGACTTTGCCAACAGCGTTTCGGACAGCCGCAAATCCCATACTGTGCATGGTCATCGCTTCGCAATCAGCCGGAACCCGTTTTTGAAGTTCAACGGCAATGGCTTTGTTGAAGGCGACGAAACAGACTGAATCGTTCTTACCAGACTTGCTGATTTCATCCCAGACGGCTTGTTGCTGAGCCGAGGGAGTGAGGCTTGAGCCAATTCCCCGTAGGACGTTCAAGCCTTCGACAATTGTCGTTGTTTTGCCTGTGCCCGCCAAAGCCTTGACGATCAAATGAGGTCCAGCTTGTCTCTTCGATTTCAGTTTCACGTTTTTCAGAACTGACTTTTTTGTTGTTGTCATTTCATTGCTCCAGAATTTGAACTGAGCCACTAATATGATTTGAAAAATCCACCGGCTTCTGTAACTCTCTTTGCTGTTGTCCATGCAAAGTCAACGGATAGGTGAATTGCATCAAGCCGAAACACAGTTGCATACTGATTTTTAATTCCTTGAATTCGAGCAGGATAACCATCCAAAAATACTTGCCTCTGCGTGAGGTCCCTTCTTTCTTCCTCTGTAACAATACTACCCTTTTTCAGTTTCACGTTTTTCAGAGCAGATGCCATGTCGTTTTCCTTTGAGCGTTTTGGTTGTCGTTTTTGAATCTCTGAATTAGCAGATATTGAGCAATCCCCAAAGCTGATTGTCTCCGACCCAGATTTCCAAATCGGCTCTTTGATCATCACTCATCCGTTCTTCGAAATCTTCAATCTTCGAATCAAGGTGCTCCAAACGCTCATCCATTTTGATTTGCTGAGCTTCAGTTCGGTTCCAATCAGACTGCACTGAAAGTTCGCCAAGTTTGTAAGCTTGTCGAGCGACTCTTTTGAAGTTCCCGATTTCTTTTGAAGTCAGCATTTCGTTTCTCCAGGTTTTGGGTTGGGTTACCGCGTGTCTGAGAGTTAGTTCATTGCTTTCCGCACTTTGAGGATATTCTCGTCGCTGTCCTCAAGATGTTGATCAACCAGATACATACCAAGTTCGCCATCTGACATAGTATTGACTGATTGGCAAAATTCTTCGTTAGCCACCAGACTGCAAACTACGTTTTGGAGTTGTTCTTTGGTCATCGTTTCTTTTCCCGTTTGAGTTCGTTTCGTCCGCATCACTAAGAGGAGTTATCGGTTAATAGTCGCCCCAAGTAAAGCCCAAAGGCGACTATTTCAGGGAAGATTTTCAAAGTTTTTTGAAATGCTCATTTTCCCTTGGTTTTTGAGCCTTTTCGAGACTGACCTCTGGGAAATCCTTTGGTCTGAGGCTTCTCGGCGTACCTCTGAGCTTCAGATTCCGAGATTGAATAGCTGTATTGCCAGTTCCCGTTCCGGTCTTTTCGCCGTTGCGTTTTTCGGGCCTTGAGAGTTCCCGTACGGATTAGAGTGCGAACTTGCTGAGGGGAACATCCGATGATCGTAGAGGCTTCTGTAGGAGTCATTTTCGAATCTTTCTAACCGTGAAGCATGAGAAGGTAAATCGTCTCTGAGAACCCACCACAACGAAACACGTAACCACCCTTCACTCGATTAGCAGTGTGGTGACAATCCAAACGACCTACCGACGTGTATTGCTGAGTTCCGTATAAACGAATTTGAATCACTGTTTTGGATTCTTGTCGAAGTTCTTGCAGAGTTTTCATTTTCGAATCTTTCTTGAGGCTGCGAGCAGAATGAAGCAGCCAATAACGAGGTAAGGAGTTGCGGCGAGAATCTGTTCAGTCATCGGAAGCCTCCATCAGGATTAGTTTTTCGAGCATTGCGTTGAGAACTTTAAGGTCTTCAACGTGACGGGTTTCGGTGAGCCGTTTTTGAACGATGGCGATTCGAGTTTCAATTTGCTGCCTAGTCATATTGAAGTTTCCTTAATACTCGATAGTTGGAAGAGTTATAAGGCAGGGGCAAATCATAACCGATTAACAACACTTCATTTTTCTCTTCGGAGTAATAGAAGACGTTTGGAGTTGTCTCTAACGGATTACCCTCACTGTCTAACGTGAAGAACCAATAATACCCGCTGGTAGAAATTTGCCTGGCCATTATTGAGTTTCTCCTCTATAAGCTTTCAGAAGGTCAGTCAGTTTGTCACAAATGGTTTCCGCTTGAGGCCTACCAATCTTCAAGAATTCTGCAACAGCATTGACTGAGATACCCTCTTCGGTATCTGCATTGAGTTTTCTAGAGACAATTGCATCGACGATTTTATCAATGCAAATATCAATCGCTGTTCCGTGTTGGCGTTTCATTAACTTCTACCTTGTTGGTGAATGGAAAAGCGTACTCATGGAAAGAAACAGAAACTACGTTGTTGGTCCTAGACAACGAATCGAAAAGACCTTTAGCGATTACAGCTAAGTCATCAGGATTGTGAATACACTCACAATCCACATCAGTTTTGATTTTACCATTAGAGGAACGGGTGACGATAACTCGGATGAAAGTTTGTAGCATTTTAATCCTCAAGGCAAAGGTGAGAGTAGTGATCGAGACTTCCGCAATGGCTGCAACGAGCAGCGTTGGTATCTCGATTGATCTGAATGTGCTCCAGTCTCAAGGGCAGGTAACCGCAAGGTCCATAAGAGGCGAGAACCTCACAAGCGACTTCCGCCGTCTCATAGAGATTATCGTCGAGAGGTTCAACCAGCGTATCGCAGCAGACTGGACAGATCGGAATAAAGGTTTCATCGACCACAAAAATCTTAGAGCAGAGACGGCATTTGCAGGTATCAGCCATGACTAGATTCCCTGAAGAAAAAGGTAAGAAATCGAAATGGTGGATCAAATTACTTCAATGACATCACAAGCTCTGACTCTTCGACGAACTTCAATGCCATCCCCAGGTCCAGAAGGTCCAGTTGCTCCAACATACCAGACGATTCCATCTTCGAAGAGAAATCCACCATCCCAGACTCCGTCAGCCCAATCATCAGTTCCATCTGTGCTATCAAATTCCGATTGAGTTAAATGAGGTGTGGCACGAGCATAAGTGTCATAAAAATTGTCTCCAAGCTTCTCGACAGCAAGAGACACATCCCAGTCGCATGCTTCCAACCATTGACCGAAAGTGAATTTGCCTTCAGCGATCAAAGAGAATCGTTCAGTGCGAGCAGCTGGAAAAGGTTGAATGCGAATCGTCATCGTTTCAGCTCCAGAACTTGAGGGAAGGAACCCGCCGGAGCGGGCCAAGAGAAAAACCAAAAAAGCTACCAAACCCGTTCACCACATTTGGTCAGGCAGATCGCATTTGCAACTGCCTCAGCTTCTGACTTGAACGGACAATCCATCCCATCAATATCTCCACCTTCCCAGTAGATGAAGAAAACTGATTTCCCAGAACCATTCCAGCCCTGTTTGATTTCGAATGTCTCTTTTTTGACTTTGAGGGTTGAAAAAATCATCGTTTCAGCTCCAGATTTGAGGGAAGAAACCCGCCGAAGCGGGCTGAGAGGATTTCGGGATGTTACGACATCTCTTGAACGAATCGCAGTGACCAATTTCCGCTGAACAGCGACATCATGAACAGACGAAACTTTGAATCAGCCTGCTCCTGAGTTTCCGCTTCGATGACTTTCGAATCATCAAAAGACTTGTTCAGAACCTTCGAAAACGTCGTGTAGTGAAAATTAAAACGCATCAGTCGTCTCCAAGTTTTGGGTTTCAGTTTTTCGCCGCGTCGTTGCGACAAGGGAGTTATCGTCTAAATAGTTGGGGGAGTAAAGGCCAAGGGCGACTATTTTAGAAGATTCCCGAAAATAGTTGCCCTGCCTCAAAAATCCCTTGGTTTCAGACAGATTTCAGATGCTCCAAAGAAACCTCAATAACCGTTCCGGCACCCGCATAGCCGTTCCCGACTGAGACTTTCGCCCTTTTGGGGTAGAGTTCTTTGATGGTTCCCTTCCATCGTGAGGCTTCGTCGTCAGTCTCTTGGACCCAAACTTCATCGCCCTCTAAATGCTTGCCTTTTCGCTTCGTAGGCTTCTCTTCGAGGGTTTTATCGTCGTCTTCTGGCTCATCTTCCTCTTCGGGTTTCTCTGGCTTGCCAAGGTCAATACCGCCAACTGTCGGACACTCAATCAGAGTCTGATAACCGTCTTCGTTGATCTTGTATTCCAACTTGAGTTTTTCTCTGGTCACTGTCTTCCCTGAAGAAAATAGATTCCAAGCTTTGATCAGCAGAGCCACTGTATCCTCAGTTGTGATTCTTTCGTCGTCATCGACTTCTGCCATCATTTCAAAAAGGTGTTGGAGTTTATTCGAACGAGCAGCGATCAAAACGAAGAATTCTTGAGCGAGTTCTTCCATGCTCCAATCAAGAACAGATTCACTTCTGACATCATCATCAGAATAGTATTCATGGAAAATGGATTTGGAAGATGCCATTAAGTAAAGCAGAGCAGCACACTTGCCAGGAACCAGCCATTTCGTGATATTGCCATCAGTGTCCTCTTCAAAAATAAAGCCTACGCAATCAATCAATTTCAGATGTCGTTCAACGAAGCCGATTGATTCGCTGTGAGTTCGTTTTGCAGCGTTGAAGGGATCAAAACAAGCTCCAGTTCTTTCCCAGAGATTTCTGATACAGAAGTCTGCGATTCGGGCAACTCGTTTTTTCTGAGTTCCGTTGAGCTTCATGGATTGGAAATAAGCTGAACGATACATCACGTCAGTCAGGCTCCGTGGTTTGCAGGTATCCATCGTGTTCACCGTCTCGTCGCCTTCATCGACTCCATACACAATCAACTTCTCGATGAAAGGTTCTTCAGACCAGAACTGACCCTCGGGCCATTCAGCGTATTCCTCTGCTGCGAGAATCAAACCAATCAGAGTGTGTTGACCATTGAGTACCAATCCCGTTTTACCAATAATGATTGGCTCGCCGTTGAACATCCACCGATAACGAAGAATTTCTTGCTTCAGCGAATCGTAATTGCTCTTGGAAATTGGCCGATTCGTGATGTTGTTAGCGAGGAATACTTTCCTTGATCCAACTTTGAAATTGTGAATTTCCAAAGGCGTCTCATCTGTTGCTTCAGTCCATCCCAGAAGTTCTTTGGCTTCGTCCGCTGAGATGTAATCTCCTGGAGAAGAATAAGCGATTTCAGCAAACAGAACTTCACGGGCAGCAGCAGTCGTTTTCTTGGTAGCCATTTGTCGTTTCCTTGAATCAAAGAGTTAAGGGAGAAAAGCAGAGACTAGAGTTCTGGACCAGTCCAAGTCAGAACGTGATTCTTGCGACTGACAAGACCAGTGTTGACAAGAGTCTCAATAAACCGGTCGAACTGATCGGCAGTCAGGTCTGGAAAAGATTCCATCATCAAAGCGTAGAGATGACCAGCAGGAACTGATTTGAGTTCTCGAATTGCTTCACAGACGGCGACAGAGATTAAGAAACGAGTGTTTTGAGATTTGGTCAACATGAGAAACTCCTAAGTAAGCCAAGAGGGAATAGTGACACTGCCGTCTCGATGCAGCAGATACATTTCAGGGTCTAACCTCGACTCCAGATCAGCAGGATAGAGGAAAAAAGCTGAGACCGCAGTAGCGTAGTCGCTGAAAATTTCCTCTTCAGAAGGTGGTCCATCAACAGCCTCTTTCTGAAGTGTGTAGATCAGTTTTCGGTCAAGGAAAAACGCATCATCAGTTCTGCATTTTCCAGAGAGAACTTCTGACCGAACCCATTTGTCAAAGCTCTCGGCGGGTTGATTGTCGAGAGTACAATCGAATGTTCTTCGAAATTCTGCCATCAGACTTCTCCTCAGGAAATTCGGTCAGTGCGGGTCCAGTAACAGTAGTTGCAGATGTGTGCTCCGTCAGAATCTTCGAAACACTTGCCATTCGCCGTCTCTGGTCGTTTGCAGCACTCACAAGGCAACTGATCGTCGTTGTGCTGATCAATCAATCCCAATGGGAAAATCTCAGCGTTCTGTTTCTGTCGTCTCTTCGATTCTGCTTTGGTGATCGTCTTCATTTCGTTTCTCCAGAGGGTTTCAAAAATGGGGTAAGAAAACTTGGTGACTACCAGATTGAAACAATCCAGTCAGAACCAAGTTCCTTACGAAGTTCATCCCCTGAATTCACCGTGAAGAATCGAACCTGACCAGTCGTCTTGTGGGATGCTCGGAAGTTTGCGAAAGCTTTATTTCCGATTGTTTGTTCAATGATCATTTTTCGTTTCCTTGGTTTGGGTTTCGTTTCAGCCAGTCGTTGTTTCGACTGAGGGAAGTATTATAATAGTCGGCGTTCCCATAAAGCCTGGGATAGACTTTTTTCCAATTTTGCGAGAAATAGTTGCCTTTCCCTACTTTTCCCTGTGAAAAAGGCCCTTTTCAATCTTGGAAATCTTCCTTCAAAACGTCTTTTGAGGCTCAATCGAGAAAAATGAGAGACAAAAAGGTTTTGAAAGGGGCGAGCGGCGATCGTCGAAGCAAGTTTGAAAACGTCTTTGAAAAAACTTGCTTGAAAAGATGAGACCGGCTGCGAAAAAAGTGAGAGAAATTTCTGAGACGCGAGGCAAGCCCCAAACTAGCCCTATGTATTAGTTCTTTTATTGTCCCTTTACTTTCCCCTACTACGTTACTACGTTACGTGGGTGGGTTTTGGGAGCGAAGAGGTTAATAGTTAATATATAGTTATCTATATAGAGATAAGAGATAGTATGTCTAAGAAGTCTTCAGAGATATGGAAAGTGATCCCAGCTCAAAGTCTTTCTCGCCGCGAAGGATATTTTGAGGCATCTTCTTTTGGACGAATCAGAGAGGAAACAGATGACGGATATCTGTATCTGGAACCTTTTTTCTCCAGAGTGAATAAACTTCAGATAATTCGCTTCTCTAAAAATAGGCAAAGGCCAGTTCATCAACTGGTGCTCCACGCCTTCAAAGGTCTGAAGCCTCAAGGCTGCTCTGAGTTTGTCTATCGAGCAAAACACCTTGATGGAAACTTCTTGAACAACACTCCAGAAAATCTTGCTTGGATCAAAGTTCCGAGAGAGGAAGCTGCCGTCTGATTTGCTTGCTCTTTTTCTTCAGGGAATTGCGAGGAAGGCTGCCGAGAAATCGAGCAGCGTTTTTTATTTCTAAGCTACGTTATAATACGCGGCACCAAATCACCTCTGACTTCGAAAGGTACATAATGACGAATGGCAACAACAAGTATTCATGGGATGAGTGGTTCAAGAAAAACTATTTCACCCTGAAGCATGGCAGACACTTTGAGGGTGATCCTTCTACGATGTGCCAACAGGTTCGGAACGCCGCGAGTAGAAGAGGTCTTTCAGTTTCTGTAAGGCAAGACCCAGCAACTAACTCAATCAAGGTGACAATCAATGGCCCGCGTTAAAGGCTGCTCTCATGGCAACGATCCTCAAGACTGCGACGAATGCCAGATTGAAAAGATTCAACATCCCCCAAATGGAAATGACAGATAAAGGAAAATCCAATGGGAATGCACGCTGATGATTGCCTTAATGAAACTCTTCAACATGAAATGAATTTTCAGAACTACAGTGAAGGAAATCTAAGTTTGGAAGAAGCCTATGAATTTGGGCTGATTGATGAGCGAGGATACGCTCCAAAAGAATTAGTAGACTCTTCTCTCAGACTTGGAGTTATGGATGCAGAATCACTTGAAAATGAACTTGCTCTTTGCGAAGGAGCTTTCAAGGGTTCATCCAGTTGTCTGACCCAATTGCTAGGATCAAACTTTCTTTTTAAGCAGCGTCAAAAATCTTCTGAGGTAATCCACTATTGGAGATCAGGAACAAAACTCCTACTTCCAAAAGACATGACTAATTCTCATTTGGAGAACGCAATTACCTATTGCAAGAAAAATGGAATTGAAAAAACTCCAATTGCCAAAAATATGGTCAAAGAATTAAAGAAAAGGAAGTCTAAATGACTAAGGAAGTGAAAAGAATCGAAAGAGGTTGGCCTGGGCACTTTATTTGTGCGCACAGATGTAGATTCAGAAGAAATACTCTTTTAGAACTGAAATCTCTAAGGTTAATTGTCAGTACAGTTGGTTGTATGGAGGACCCTTTGAATCCAGATAAATTTTTTGAGATTGGATTCAATAGACATTATGAAACCATGGTATTCTTTGCTTCCTGGCAAGAAGGAAAATACTGGGATGCTGATTGTCAAAGAGGAGAAGTCAGTTTTGACTCTCCTTGGATGGTTAAGGATTTGGAAAATGATAATCTAGCGAATAATCAACACGAAGAAGTTGTTAAAGAAATTCAAACTAGAATGCTTCAAGGAGACTCCTTCAAATGACATACTTCATTGGAATTGATCCAGGAAAATCAGGCGGTCTGGTTGCTCTTTCTTCTTCAGGGAAGATTGAGGAAGCCTCAGTGATGCCTTCAACTGAAACAGATATCGCAAATTGGTTTGGCGGTTACTCAAATCTTATCAACGGTCACAATTACGCTCTAATTGAAAAAGTTCATGCGATGCCAGGACAAGGTGTGACGAGCATGTTTACTTTTGGACGTAATTTTGGTTTTTTGAGGGCTTGTCTTTGCTGCAATGAAATACCTTTTAATGAAATTCAACCAAGAGAATGGCAGAAAGCTTTTGGAATTCCTTCTAAGAAGAAAACTGAAAACAAGAGACAATTCAAAATCAGACTGCTAGAAAAAGCTCAACAACTGTTTCCAAGTTTTCCGCTTTGGAAAGAACCAAGGGCATTGGGTAGGCAACTTTCAATCTGTGATGCTTTGTTAATTGCAGAATTCTGTAGGAGGATTTATGGATGAGCACTAACTCAAAAAACAAATGGAGAGTTTGTAGGAATTGTAGAAACAAATGGAAGTCTACTAAACAACAATGTCCAAATTGCGGACGTAGAAACTCGTTTAGGATTCCAAAGAAATGAAAGATTTAGCCTCTCAAATAGCCTCTATGGTTGAAGACAAACCTGATTCAACTCTCACGATTAGAGTTGTTAAAGATAGACTTAGAATGGACTTTGTAGTTCCTTGGGACAAAAAGGAATTAAGAAGAAGCTCAGAGATTGTCTTAAGTAATTTGTTTCGACATAGATTCCCCTCGATTCAAGTAAGTAAGTTACTAAGAAAAACTGAACAAGACATTGATAAGATTTTACTTTCAGATCCAAATTATATTGAAAAATATATTGGAAAGGACTGAGAGAAATGAAAATTGTTCAAATAATTGTTTCGCATACTCTGAAGAGAAATGGAATTGACAAACATCGAAAATGTACTTTGACAATTCCAAAAGCTTTCTCTGATCAATATCCAAAGTCTCAACAATTCGTTGTTGAACAACATGGTTTGAATCTTCTTTATGTTCCTGTGGAAAACTTCAAGAGACAAACATGAAAACGATAAACTGGAAACGACACAAAGAAAATTGGATGGATTGCGACAAATGCAGTCTTTGTGAACGTCGAAGCAAAGTAGTTTTGTTGAAAGGTAAAGTTCCTTGTGATGTTCTTTTCGTTGGAGAAGCTCCAGGAGTTGGAGAAGATACAATTGGAAAACCTTTTGTTGGTCCTGCTGGTTATCTATTAGACCAAATGATTGAAGCTGCTGAACCACTAGAGATAAGACTTGCCTTCACAAATCTGGTTGCTTGCATTCCCAAAGATGAAGAGGGAATAAAGATGAAAAATCCACCAAAAGATGCAATCATGAAATGCTCTAAGAGACTTCAGGAAGTGGTCAAGCTTTGTAAGCCAACTCATGTTATTTGCGTTGGTAAGCTTTCTTCAAAATGGTGTCGTCAATTTATTGAAGGAGTTACCTTTGAGGATATCATTCATCCAGCCTCAATCCTCAGAGCAGACATTACTCAACAAGGATTAGCAATTCAGAGAAATGAAACTCTGATGGGAAATCTCTTCAGAAGTCTGATTCCTTTTTGAGTCGCCTTTTATTTTCTGAGATACGTTATAATTCGCCTCAAAGGAAACGAGATGAAAAAAGAAGAACCTCAAGAGTCTGAAGAAGAAAAAGAAGAGAGACTTGATAAACTGAGAATGGAAGCAAGGGACTATGAACTATTTAGATGGAAGTGTCCAAAATGTGGAAGCGTCCATCAATTCAAAGCCAATCAATGCTTTAACCGATCCTGCCTCTACAAAGGTAAACTCAAAAAGGTGAAACGATGATAAGTGAAGAAATCATTTTGCAACGCGATCGTGTAGAGTGTTTCATCAATGAACTGCAACAAATAATTGAGTTGAGTTCAGTCTACGAAATAAAGCTAAGATTTACTGAAGCTCAAATTGTGATTGTTCCGTTACATTCCCCAATTGTGGTGAAGCGATGATTGAACAAATTTATTGTTACACTTTTGAAGGAACAGGGGCTGTAACAAAATCAACTATCATCATTCTTGAAACACAAGAATATCATGCTTTGAGAAACGCTAAAGCATGGGCCTATAAAAATGGTCTTGACCCTGAATCTCTTAAGAGGGTTTGCTGTAAACCAATTGAGATAGGGTTAGTCGTTTATGCTCACGATGGAAATGATTGTTAACCAGTAACTAAAAAGGTAAAACGATGATTTCTGAAAATGAACCTTTTGACTTGTCCAAATATAGACAATTGCAAGTTGGTGAATTCATTGACGTGGGTGATATTTGGAGTAGAACAACAAAGCCATTTCGATGGGAAGAAATTAATAACTCAACTGTTGCGTCTGGAGTTAAGTTACTAGGTTTAATGTGGCTTGACAGTTACCCATTAGTTTTTCGAAAAAAGTAAAACGATGAAAAAGAAATCAGCAACTTCAAAACTGAAAAAGATCAAAGTTGAGAAAAGGGAACCAGTTTGGAAAGGTCCAATTGAAGAAGGTGTTACTCAAAGTTTGTTGAGTATGTTTTTGACTTGCCGAGAACGATTCAGACTGAGGGTGGTTGAAGGCTTGCGAGTGGTAGAGGGATTTTCCAAAGCTCTTGAATATGGAAACATGTGGCATCTCTGCGAAGAGAATCATGCTCACGGAATTGATTGGGAGAAGCCTCTCAAAGAGTATGCTCAAAAACTGGTTGGTCTGTATCAAGGTCAACAAGAGGAAGTCAGCAAGTGGTATTCAATCTGCAAGATGCAATTTCCCCATTATGTGAAATACTGGAAGCAACATCCAGACGTTAAGAAGCGAACGCCAGTCTTGTCTGAGGAAGTCTTTTGCGTGCCTTATGTTCTTCCTTCAGGGAGAGTAGTGAAGCTGAAGGGTAAATGGGACAGTGTTGATATCGTTGGTAAGGGAAGAAATCGACAACTCTGGCTCCAAGAGAATAAATCCAAAGGAACCGTTGACGAAGAAAATATGGAACTGCAATTGGCCTTCGATCCTCAAACGATGATTTATGTCGTGGCTCTTGAAGCAGCGATCAAATGCGGTCAAGTAAAATCTCCAGAAGAAAAGATTACTGGCGTACGTTATAATGTCGTGCGGAGACCACTGAGTAGCGGGAAAGGTTGTATCAGACAACACAAACCGACGAAAAGTAATCCTGCTGGAGAAAGCCTTGAGAGTTTCTATGATAGGCTGGAGCAATATATCGTTGACGAGCCAGAACACTATTTCAAACGATGGAACGTAGAACTCTCTCAAACAGACATTGATAAGTTCAAAACTCAATTTTTCAATCCAATTTTGGAACAACTCTGCGATTGGTGGGAGTTCATCGCCGTAGAGCCTTTCAATCCTTGGACTAAACGAATGGGACATGCTCAAGGAATTCATTGGAGACATCCTTATGGAATGTACAATCCAGTGAATGAAGGAAGAGACCAATACAGTGAGTTTTTGAAGAATGGAAACGAAACAGGATTGACTAGAATTCCAGAACTGTTCCCCGAACTGAAAGAAGAATAATGCAAAAGACTGGACTAACTATGGATGAGGCTAAAGACCTCATAAAAGAGCCTACTCTAAGAGGGGAAAGCTCTTGTGGTACTTGTGGATTTTTTAGAAAAGGTCATTACTACTCAGACAGTACAAAAAACTTTGCAGATTTTGTGTTTGATAGTAGTCTTGGAAATTGTTGTAGATTTCCTGAAACTGCTCTAAAAACAAAGACCCATTGGTGCGGAGAATTTTCATTAGAGGACAAAAAATAATCTCAATAGGCAAGGTGGCGAAATGGTAGATGCTGATGACATAGAAGACTTATGAAGGTGTGCTATGTCCCCGAGAACAGTGAATAAACGCGAGTGACAAGAGGGTCTGGAAGGTCACTGGTTTTGATCCAGCAGCACTGTCGCGAATTAGTAAGTCATGCAGGTTCGAATCCTGCCCTTGCCATTTTACAAATCCCTGAAACTGACTGGAGAAATCTGATGGCCGTTGTTACGAAGCAGAAACGAAAAGGCGTTAAGAAACTCACTGGAGATATCTTCGATCAAATTCAACCAATTGAGTTTGACGATTACTTGAAGATGAATCTTTATGGGAAAAGTGGAACAGGAAAAACTTCTTTGTGGAGCAGTTTTCCTGGACCAATTCTTGGAATCATTACTTCTGGCTCAAACAAATCTGGTGAGTTGAGAAGTATTTCAAAAGCAACAATCAAGAAAAACAGAATTGAACAGTTCCCTCTTCAAGACCCAGACCAGATTCGGGAAATTGTTAAAGCCCAAAGAGACTCTGGACGATTCAAAACTCTAGTCGTGGATCATATCTCCTCGCTTCAGGATCAAGTGTTAAAGAGTGTTTTGGGACTGGATGAAGCTCCTACTCAACTCTCATGGGGATTGGCAACTCAACAGCAATATGGAACGCTGGCTCATCGCATGAAGGATTACATGCGAGACCTTCTTGGATTGGAAAACTGCAACATTGTTTTCGTAGCTCAAGAAAGAGTCTTTGAACCTAACAATGAAGATTCTGAATTAGATTTGCTACCTTATGTGGCTTCTGCGGTGAGTCCTTCAATTGTTGGATGGCTCAATCCTGCGGTAGACTACATCTGTGAGACGTTTATCCAAGCAAAAACGGCAGAGAAAACGATTAAGGTTGCTGGAAAAACGAAGACTAAAACTATTCGCCTGTCTGGAGTAGAATACTGCCTGCGAACTGGACCTTCAGAAGTCTACACTACAAAATTCAGAAAGCCTCACGACAGTGGAATTGATCTTCCAGAATACATTGTTGATCCAACATATGATAAAATCATGAAACTCATTCAAGGAGAATAGAATGGCGACTACACAGAAACAGGACATTGATTTCATTGATACGGTGATTCCAAGCGACCTGCTTGAACAGGCAATCGACTGGATCGCGGCAAACATGGCCCCGGAAGAGGTATTCCCTGATTCCAAGTTGGAACAGTGGGCGGAAGAAGCTGGGCACATTCAAGGAGAATAAAATGCTTTGTCTGACACGGAGGCTAAAAGAAGCAATCATGATTAACGACAACATTGAAATCGTTGTTTTGGAAACAAGAGAAGATCGTGTAATGATTGGAATTCAAGCACCAAAAGAAATGAAGATTTATAGAAAGGAGATTTGGCTCAAAAGAAAATCCGCTGAGAAAGATTCTACAGAGTAGCTGGGTTGATCAACCAAAATTGTTTTTGTTCAAAAGGAATTAAGAATGGCTAAGAAGAAACAGAAAAGTGCGTTGGCTGGAGTGTCCGTTAAAGCGATCAAAAAAGCTGCAAAGGAACCAACGAAAGCAACAGGACAGATTCCTGGAGGTATTTCCAAGGGAGTCGCTCAACTGAAGAGTTGCTATTTTGCTCTGTACGAGAACGGAGTGAATAAGGGCAAACCTTATTTCAGAGCATCAGGCGTTGTGGTTGCTGGTAATCATGCAACACGAAATGTGATTGGCTTGACGACGTCAATCATGGAACCAATTTGTGATACAACAACGAGGGCAGGAAAAACGACGACTGAAGATGAGCATATCTCCAGCATCATGAATACGCTTCGACTGCTTGGAGCAGATACAGAAGATGTTGACGATGTTTCCAATCTTGAAGAGCTTGCTGCCGATCTGGTAGAAGCTGCTCCTCACTTCTCGTTTTCAACTTCACAATCAGAGCCTACTACAGAATTTCCTGATCCAAGGGTTTGGGAAAATTGGTATGGAGCAGTCGATGATTTTGAAGCGGACGCTGGAGACGATGGAGTAGATGAAACTCCAGAAGACACTGATGAAGAGGAAGACGACGAAGAGGAAACTGAAACTGAAGATGATGATGATGATGATGAGGAAGAAGAGACGGCAGAAGCTGAAGAAGAAGAGGATGACGACGATGACGAAGAAGAAGACGATGATGAAGAAGAGGAAGAGGAAACTGAAAAAGTTGAGCCACCGGAAAAAGGTGACGTGTATCTTTACAAACCACCAAAGAAGAAAAAGAAGATTGAGGTGGAAGTCACAGCAGTCTTTCCCGGCAAACAAACTTGTAATGTAAAAAGTGTTGATGATGGAAAGGTTATCAAGAGTATTTCATGGGATGCTCTTGAAACAGAATAGTTGAGGGGAGAGAGGCAGGAGAGTTCATGGAAGTTTAATATCTCCTGCCTCTTTTTATGGTCCTGTAGTTCAATTGGGAGAACAGCGGGGTGCATCCCGGACGAATGCTGGTTCGAATCCAGCCAGGACCAATGTTATATTCGGCATGGACAAGGCCGATAACTTGATGCCTCTGACTTAACCAGTCCCGTTTCCTTATTGGCATCTCAAAATGAGTGGGTGAAGCTCATTTCTTTTCTTTAAGGATTCAACATGAATAGAAAACAGGCTGTTTGTTTGTTCTGTATATTGTGGGTTGTAATCCCTCTTTTGATTATTGAAATTTCCGCAGCTTCAAAAATGATTGAGAGATACTATGTAACCTCTGTAGGAATAGAGGATTGGTGTTTACTGATTTTAGCAATGACATTTTTTGTTTTCTTGAATGTCTGCTTGATTGGCACTTCCATCGCCCTTTACTTAACTTTTTCTTCAGGGAAATAATGTGAAGAAGAAATATCCATACAAACGAAAAGTGAATTACGTTTGCGTTGCTTGTTCTGATACAGGCTTGAATTCAAAAGGTGGAGTTTGCTATGCCTGCCAGAAAAGAGATCAAGGGAAAAGAATCGAAGCTAAGCAAGACGCTCAAAAACATAAAAATAAAAAGAAGTGAATGGGTTCTAAGACCTGAAGTGTTACTTTGCCCTAATACCCCTAAGCCAATGCACGGAATCGCTCCAAGGGTAATCCTAGGACAGAAGTGGTGGGATGCTACAAGGAAAGCTGCTTATCAATCCACTGATTTACATTGTGTCGCTTGTGGAACTCCCAAACATAAAGTCAAGGGAAGTCGCAAACACTTAGAGGGTCATGAGATTTATGACGTTGATTATCAAAGAGGAACTTTGACTTACATTGAGACTGTTCCTCTTTGCCCTTACTGTCACATGTATATTCATGATGGTAGATTGCTGGCGTTGATGCAGAAAAAAGTTCTCACTCAAAGAAAGTTCACAGCAGTCATTCAACATGGCGATTCAGTTTTGAAGGCAGCAGGATTAAATCGACCAACAAAATTCAGTCGAGACGAAGCTATAATCTCTGCAATCTCAAATGGAAAAGTTGCTGAATGGGCTGAGTGGAGATTGATACTCAAGGGCAAAACGTATCCACCTAAGTTCAAGACTCTGAAAGAATGGGAGAAAGCTCATGCCTGAAATTTGTGAGTATTGTAAAGCTGAGTTTTTATGTTCTAGCAGACCAGTGAGACTCTTGTTTGGAAAACACATTTGTAAAACTTGTAGTAACAAGTTTCGAAGACATCAATTGGGGCCAGACACTTCAAAAACAGAAACTGAAATGGAGTATGAAAAGTTTCTGAAAGGTAAAGTACAATTGCCTCTAATAATCAAACACAAAAATCGTCATGGCGATGTAGCAGCTGGACCTCTGAAACCTTCAACCAAATTTTTCAAGATGTAGGTTCAAAATGAAAGACAATGTACGAGCCGCAATAGAGCGACTAAGACAGGACGATTTGACATTTGGAAATGACCGCAGAAACAGTTGCCGGATGAATTATGATGGACGAGTTGTTTGGGAAGATGTGCAAACTTTGCTTTCAGAACATCTGGCAGACGATGACGAGCCCGTGACTGTCGAGTGGCTGGAATCGGTCGGGTTCAAGGGCATCTCCGTGATGGCCGAGGTGATTCTGTCGGCTTACGTGCGGCTTCAAAGGCCGTCCTACGATGTCGTCGTTCGCGGAAATGGCGCGGCGTTTTCCCCGCCTCTAGCGACAGCCGAAACCCGTGGCGACGTCCGCCGATTGTGTGCAGCACTGGGGATCGAACTAAAGGAAATCTGAATGATTTCATGTGACACGGAAACGACAGGGCTGGATTTCAAACATGGAACAAAACCTTTTCTAGTTACGATCTGCGATGAGAAACAAAATAATACATGGTGGGAGTGGGATGTTGATCCTTTAACAAGACAACCTCAAATCCCGGAAAAAGATATTTCGCAGATTCGAAAGAAGCTCTATCAACAAGAATTGGTATTCCATAATCCGAAATTTGATTTCAGAGCGTTGGATACTATTTCTTCTGATTGGCCTGATAGAGATTGGAATTTAGTTGATGACACTCTGACTGCTTCACATTTACTTGCTTCCAATCAGCCTCCTGACTTAACCAACTTGAGCATGATTTATCTTGGGGTGAATATCAAACCTTATGAAGATGCAGTTCAAGAAGCTTCGAATCAAGCTAGACGAATTGCCCGAAGTAAATTTCCAGAATGGAAAATTGCTAAAAAAGGAATGAAGGAACTTCCATCTTCTACGGGAGACCTCTGGGCCAACGATATGTGGCTTCCAAGAGCCATTGCAATGGAGTTGAATTATCCGGGAGATCATCCCTGGTGGACTGTTACTTCTGACTACGCAAATGTTGATACTGCTTCAACGATGCTTCTACATCAAGTTTTTGTAGAGCAACTTGAAGAAGAAGGATTGACGGAAATCTACAAAGAGCGATTGAAGTTACTTCCAATCATTTATGATATGGAAAGTAAAGGCATTTCACTGAGCAAAAAACGGCTGGAAGAACTCTACACTCAATACAAAGAAGAGTTTGATGCTTACAGCAAAACTTGTTTGAAGATTTCAGAGAAGGCTGGTTGTGAATTGGTATTACCAAAAGGAGCTTCACCAACCAAGACCCTCAAAGAATTCTGCTTCACAGAACCGAAAGGTTTGAAGCTACCAGTTTTGAAGACAACAGATACTGGTCAACCCTCAATGGACAAAGAGACCAAAGCTTTGTATCTGTTGACGCTGCCTGAGAAATCCAAGCAATACAAGTTCATGCGAGCGTTGGATTCCAGAGCATCTCTTGCTACCTCAATCAACTACATGGACAGCTACAGAAAGTTCATGGTTGATGGTAGACTCTATTCTTCGATCAATCCGACTGGTACAACTACGCTGAGGATGAGCAGTAACAATCCAAACCAACAGCAGATCAGTAAGAGGATTGATAAGCATGGAAGGAATCTGAGATATCTGTTTGGTCCAGAAAAAGGCAAGGTTTGGGTCTCAATTGACTACGACAATCTGGAGTTGAGAATTCCAGCTTATGAGTGTCGAGAGATTGCAATGCTCGACCTCTTTGAGAATCCAGATAAGGCTCCATTTTTTGGTTCTTACCATTTGCTGATTGCTTCGATAATTCATCCCAAAGAGTGGAAAGTTTGCTTGAAAGAAGCTGGTCCTCAATACGTTGCTGAACTCTTGAAGAAGAAATTCAAGGATACTCTGTACCAATGGACGAAGAATGGAAACTTCGCTGAAATGTATGGAGCAGTTGATACTCACGACGGTCAAGGAACGGCTGATAAAGCTTTTCATGTGCCTGGTGCTCAAGAGATAATCTCTAAGAAGCTGACCAGGAAAAACGCTCTCAATAGTCAGTACATCAAATTCGCAAACGAACACGGATATGTTGAGACGCTGCCAGACACTGAGGTTTCTGAGCGAGGATATCCGTTATACTGCTCACGAACCAATAGAGGCTACGTGAAGCCCACGATACCACTCAATTACCACGTACAAGGAACAGCTTGTTGGATTATGATGCGAGCGATGGTTAAGGTTCAAAACTACTTCAACACTTTGCCTGATTCTATTGGAGCTAGAATCGTAATGAATGTTCATGATGAATTGGTGCTAGAGTTTTCTTCAGGGAGTAACTGGAAACCAAAAGTAAGAAGGGTAAGGACTTTGATGGAGTCTATTGGTAAAGTTCTTCAACCTCAAATCAAACTTACTTGTGGCGTAGACATTCACACTAACAATTGGAGTCAATCAGCATGAAAATTTCTGATGTTAAAAAGTTGACTACACAAAAGAGATTTTTGTATTGGATTAAAGAACGGGAATCTATCAGAAAAAAGAAAGAGGCAAAAAAGTCTAAGCCATGGACTGATGATGAAATTTTTGTAACATACAAATTCTGTAATGTTAGAAGAATGGATGATAGAGTTAGCCAATGGCTTCTCAAAAACTGGTTCATTCCTTATTATGATCACCCAAACATGTTAACTGCTTGTACACTAGCAAGGGAAATTAACAACACTGATTCTTTAGAAGAAATTGGATTTCCTAATTCTTGGCGTCCAAAAAGAGTTCAAAAAATTCTTGAATCAAGAGTTGAAAGAGGGTTGAAAGTTTTTTCTGGAGCCTATATGATTACAGGCACTCTTGGAGGAACAAAAATAGAACAAGTTGTCAATAAAGTTGTTACCCCTATTCACAAAAGTAAAATAAAATTGAACAAAAATTCAATGCAAGAATCTTGTACAATGTTGTTACCTTTTGCGGGGTTTAGCCATTTCATTTCTGGGCAAGTAATTGCAGACATGAGACAATCTTCAGAAGGCCATTGGTCTGATGCTAAAGAATGGGCTCCTATGGGTCCTGGTTCTAAGAGAGGGATGAATCGTTTGTTAGGGAATGATAAAGACAAACCAATGAAACAAGATGTATTTCTTGGTTTTCTAAAAGATGTAATTGAATTGGTTGAAAAAAATCTTCCGGAAATTGCTTTAAGACTTGAAGCAATTGATGTACAAAACTGTCTTTGCGAGTTTGATAAGTACAGCCGAACAATATTTGGTGAAGGTCGTCCAAAATCTAAATATCCAGGAGGTGTCTAACATGATAGTTAGTCTGAGAGGGACACATGGTAGTGGAAAATCAACTGCTGTAAGAAGGTTTCTTTCCAGATATCCAGGATACGAATCAATTCCTGGAAAGAAACATCCAGAAGGATATAGAGTTACTATATCAGAACTTTCAAAACCTCTTTATATTGTTGGTCATTATGAGACACCTTGTGGTGGGTGTGACAGCATTCAACCCTATAGTTTGATTTGGCCAAGAGTTGTTTCTTATGCTGAAAAAGGACATGTACTTTTTGAAGGTGCTCTTGTTAGTAGTAGCTATGGTAACATTGGAAGAGCCAGTGAAGTTTATGGTGATGAAGTGGTATTTGCTTTCATGGACACACCCTTAGAGAAATGTATAGAAAGAATCAAAAAACGAAGAGAACAATCAGGTAAGTCTTACACCAAACCATTCAACCCAGCTAACACAATTTCAAAAGCTAAAAATGTAACAAGGAGCATTGAAGTCATAACAAAAATTGGTCGTAGAGTTGTAATTGTTAATCACAAAAAAGCAACAAACATAATTCTTAGATTGTTTAAGGAGTTTGACAATGTTGAAAACTAAAGACTGGAGATTACCAGAAAACAGGATAGAAGCTTTTACAAGAGTTGTTCATAGTAGGATGGTTGAAGGGGATTTAGATCATCATCATTCTGCACAAGTTATATCTTCTGAGATGTCTTTATCAGATGATGACAAGCTTCTATATGCATTGTTGTTTGGCCAAAGCTATAGAAATCATTGGGCTATGCTATCTTTACAATTATGGCCTGATCTTCTTTCTAGAAAACATTCAGAGCTTGTAAAATGGCACAACAAAAATTACAAGAGATTGGTATTTGCCAAAGATACAAAATGGAATTTAAGGAAGTGGCCTGATTTTGTTGAATGTATCCGAAAGAAGTACAAAGGTGTTTCTCTGTGTGAGCATTTTGGAAACTTGTGCAGTAGCGATTCTGCCAAGGTAAACTATGACAGAGTCAATAAAGAGTTGAGATCAATCTGGTCAATTGGTAGAATGTGTGCCTGGCTTGCACAACAAACTATGTATGAGTTGTTTGATTGGAATTTAGATCATTGGGATCAACAGTTGTATGACTCAGGAACCTGGTCACAGTATGATTCTTTGTGTTATTTGTTTGATAGAATAGACTTGGCCAGGACTCAGATAGTTTCTGGAAAAAGAGTAAAAAGAAAACCTTCTAGAGAAGACATATCTTTGATGGAAGTCAACACCCAAAAATTGATGGGAATCTTGAACAAAAGAATACCATTTCATGTTGATATCTATAATGTTGAAAGTGCTGAATGTGAATACAGAAAAACTGCCTATGGACCTAATAGAATAAAGGAGTTCACTTTCTGGACTACAAATGAATTGGTAGAAGAATATCAACACTTGAAATCTTTGTGGAATCCTGAAGAACAATCTGGAAAAATAACTTGGAATCCTTACATGATTGCACTAATGACTAAGGGAAAAAATGTTAGAGATTATGGTTGGCATCCAGATTACTTCAGGGTTCTCTATGATTATGGAATGAATTTGAATACACATTACATTTATAAGGATGAACCTGATGCACATGAGGTCTTAAGCTTACCAAAGAATATTTCAGACTCTTTCAGGATTCTCAAACGTGAATGGTTAGATATTTCTAAGTCCGAAAGATTAAACCTTAGAAAAATGTACAACCCCAAAAACTTTTTAAGGAGTAACTGATGTCCAAAGTTAAAAATGCAACTGATTCAAGTTATGAAATGAAAGAAGAAGGAAAATTCAAATGTTACATTAGGGAAAATTCTTCCGATGCTGTAGTCTTTAAAGATAACCTTCAAAAATGTCCTATTGAAAAGCACATTGAAGTAAATGAGAATCAGAAATGGGTTGACTTAGGTGGATACATTGGTACATTTGCAATGTTTCTCAGGTCTAGAGGTGTTGTTCCAACTTTTTCTGTAGAAGCTGATCCAGACAATGCTGAAATGTATGTAAAGAATATGGATCTCAATGGGATTAAGGATTACAAGCTTTTAAACAAAGCAGTGTTTCTAAATCCTCAAAAACCTGTAATGACTCTTTACAAGGGGAGCAAAGGAAGTAGAAAGAATCATGCAGCAAATACGTTTTTCTCTAGATGGAAAACTGAAAGGGACACATTAGAAATTCCAACAATTTCGTTTGATAAGGTTATGAAACAAGCGATCAAATATCTAGGAAAAGGAGGTGAATGGAATTTGAAGCTTGATATTGAAGGTGCTGAAATTGATATTCTTGAACGTGCTGATTTATCAATGTTTAACAACTTTTTCTTTGAGTATCATTTTCAAGCCGATAAATCTGTGAAACGAGCAAAAAGAATATTCAAGATGTTCAGATCAAAAGGATACACAGTAAAGACTAGTATCTCCCTTCCAAAAACTGCCGAACCTGAATACTGGACTCAAGAAGTGTTCATTGCTTGGATTTTCAAATCTTAGAAAGAAGTTAAAAATGTCAAACCCTATTCGTGTTGCTGTAATTGGAGTGGGCAATTGTGCTAAGTCACTTATCTGTGGTGTTGCTTCTTACAAAGAAACAAAATCCACACAAGGACTTGCTTTTGCAAAAATTGGAGGTTACAAACCAGGAGATATTGAATTTGTGGCAGCCTATGATGTAGACACAAGAAAAGTTGGTAGGCCCCTTAAAAAAGCAATTTATGGATTGCCAAATTGTTCTGACGATTTCGATGTTAATCAAGAAGAATTGAGTTCAATTTGTTCTGGAACAATTGTTAAGAAAGGAGCGGTATATGATGGGGTTGCTTCTCACATGTTAATTGCTCCAGAAGATGAAGGATTCAGAATAACAAAAGATCCAGAACCTTCTTTAGAAGATGTTGTTCAAGAACTCAAAAACTCCAAGGTAGATATCTTATTGAACTATCTTCCTGTTGGGTCTGAAGTAGCAACAAGATTCTATGTTGAAGCTTGCTTGAAGGCAAAAGTTCCTTTTGTGAATTGTATTCCTGTGTTCATTGTTTCCGATCCTTTCTGGGAAGAAAAATTAAAGGAAAGAGGTATCCCTGCAATTGGAGATGACATGAGGTCACAGTTGGGTGCTTCAGTAGTATCACAGGCTCTTCAGGAATTGTTTTTCAACAGAGGAATGAATATACAATTCCACTGTCAAACGAATCATGGAGGAAATACAGATTTCTTGAATATGGTAGATCAAACTCGTCTAGCTTCTAAGAAGATTTCAAAAGAAAATGTCATTCGGTCTCAAAATGACCTGAGAGGAATTCCTGTTCCAAAGAACGGAATTTATGCTGGTCCATCTTCGTACATTGCCCATCATGGGGACAATAAAATCGCTCACTTCAGAATAGAAGCTACTGGTTTTGGAGGGGCAAAAGTTGAATTTGATGCTAAGCTCTCTGTACAAGACTCACCTAACTCTGCAGGAGTCGTGATTGACGCTATAAGGTATCTACAGGTCGCTAAAGAAATGGGCCTCACTGGGTCTCTCAGAGGTCCTAGTGCAGCCACTCAAAAAACTCCCCCAGAACAGATGATGATACAGGACGCTCACGAGGAATGTAAGACTCTTGCTGAGAGAAAACTTACTTCTTCCCTCTTACAACACAATAAGGTGTCTAAATGATTAATTCCTACGACATAGATGGTGTTATCTACATGGGTCCTGAATACCTCGGAGTGAGTCCAGAGGAAGAAGACGTAATAATTACGGGGAGGTCATTTGAAGAGGCATCTGAGACGTCTCAGATGCTTTGTGAGAGAGGCATCAACAACAAGGTACACTATAACCCAAAGCTCTTTAGCAATAAGACTAGAGAATCCTCAGGATTTCACAAAGTGACAATTTTGAAAAAGTTAATCTCTGAAGGTATGCCTATTGGGATACATTTTGAAGATGATCCAATCCAAGCTGAGATAATACAAAAAAATGTTTCAGGACTCCAAGTTGTGTTGTTAGTACATAACCTTGTAGAAAAAGAGAATGTTCGTCATTTATAGATGTGAAAAAAGCCTCTCAGATATCTAACTGAGAGGCTTTTGTTTGTGGTACGGGAAATTGTTCAGTCAAACTTCACAGCAAGACCTTTCTTTGTTAGATAATAACATGTTCCTCTTACTTCTTCAGAAACAATTGATGAAACAAACCCTTGAACCACAAGATCATATTTCAGATTCAATTGGTTACGTACCAGAGCAAAATCTACTTTACCCTTTTCTGCAATGACAGCAACTGTCGCAGCAGTCTTGGAAGAAATTGCTCCGGCATTTTTCATTGCTTCGAACAACGCTTTCTTCTTTGGTGACCACTTGATTTTTTTGTTCAATTGGTCAGAAATTTCTTTTGGTCCCTTAGATTTTTTGACTACAGATTTTGGAGAAGCCTTTTTCGTCGTCTTCTTTTTCTTTGTTGTTTCAATTGCAGTGGTTTTCTTCGTCGTCTTCTTTTTCTTTGGGGTTGCAGTCGTCATTTCAAGTCTCCAGTCTAAGAACAATGGAAGGCTGCCATCTTCAGGCCAGAGGAACCAAACCTCTGACGACTCTCTCCCGCCATGAGAGAGTTTCGGCTTTACTTAACACACTCTACAAGACCAAAAAACCTTTGAACTGTTTCATCAGCAAATTCACAATACGTGTAGGTCCTAGTCTTGACAACCGATTCAACGCGAGACATTCTGTTCTCGTTGAACACTACGGTATCGCCCACTTGAAGTTCTGAGTAAGTTCGCTTGATTGTTTCCATTTTAGTGCTCCAGTTTTCGTTTCGGGTTTCGGTTATAATTCGTCTCTCCAACAAAAGCAGTTATCGTCACTCTTGGACGAAAAGTAAAGTTCAAATGATAAAAATCTTCAAAGAAAATCTAAAGTTTTCAAAACTACAGGAAATCCAATGCATTTAAAGACAAAAAACGTCAACACCGCGTTCGCTGATCTGGTCAAATCCTTCTGCGATTCCGAAGAGGTTGAAGAGACGGAGACCAGAAATGGCAAAGTCAAAGTCTTCTCAGAGCCTGTCACGATTACGTTTGAGAATCCTACAGAACGGGTTCTCTTCAATCGAGCAAGAGACGCCAATCCATTCTTCCACGTCTTTGAATCTCTATGGATGCTCGCTGGCAGAAATGATTTGAAACCTCTACTGAAATACGTTTCGACCTTTGGAGATTTCAGCGATGACGGCGAGACTCTCAATGGAGCCTATGGTTATCGTTGGAGACAAGCTAATGCTTCGGAAAATCATCCTGAAGGAAGTTGGCAGGGAGACCAATTGAATATACTTGTAAGCCATCTTAAGAAGAATCCAACAAGTCGCAGAGCAGTTCTGCAAATGTGGAATGTAGAAGACGATCTGTTGAATGTTGATTCTTCAAAAGACGTTTGTTGTAATCTCTCTGCTTGCTTTTCAATTAGAGTTACAGGAGAAGTTTGCTCCAGATGCGGTAAAGAAACAGACCCAGAGCTTGGAATACCAAATCACACAAGTACTTGTAATCTTTCAAAAGGAAAACCTGTAAAGACTCCAATCAAATACTTAGACATGACTGTTTTCAACCGCAGTAATGATATGGTCTGGGGAACTTGCGGAGCCAACGCTGTTCACTTTTCTTTTCTCCAGGAGTATATGGCCAAGCGTCTTGGAGTTAGAGTTGGTAAGTATCATCAAGTTTCTAACAACCTTCACGTCTATACTGAAACAAATTCTGGTTGGACTCCAGATAAGTGGTTAGATTATGCTGACGAATACTCTTATGAGCAAGACGTTAAAATACAAGTTCCTCTGGTAGATGACCCTGAGACCTTTGATAGAGAAGTTCAGAAGTTCATTGACTACGGCGACTCAAGTAGAAGTTGGAAAGAACCTTTCCTTCATAAAGTAGCTGCTCCTATGGTCTGGGCCTTTGAACATCATAAAAGACGATCTTACAGTGACGCTTTAACAGCTTGTATCGTTATCAAAGATGACGCTTGGAGACTCGCTGCAACCAATTGGATTTTGAAACGACAAGAAAATTGGAAAAAGAAAAATGAAAGTAACAGTTGATGATTTGAAACCGGAAGATGTTCGAACTCAACATTCTAAATGTCGAGGGTGTGATGCTAAAATAGGAACACCTCATTTTGACAATTGTGATTTATCTCCAATTCCAGAAATCAATTCAAAACAAATTGGAGGGAATCACTACAAAGGAGAAGGAGAACAACACTGGGATATGATGTGGCGTCTCTATGGAGAATCCTGGTTTGTAGGCAACATCACGAAGTATGTATTGAGATACAAAAAGAAGAATGGATTGCAAGATTTAGAAAAAGCAAAACACTATCTTGACAAACTCATTGAACTGGAGACTTCAAATGAATCTTAACGACTACGCTGAGAAGGCAATGGAGACTGAAGCAGACCAAGAAGTGATTGCAAACAGACTTGGACGATTGACTGAAAGCAATTACAAAGTGTTTGTTAGACTCAATAATGGTATCACTGGTCTATCTGATGAGATTGGAGAACTTAATTCTGCTTTGAAGAAATGGATTGAGTATGGTCAACCTCTTGATCGAGAAAACGTCAAAGAGGAAGTTGGAGATTGTCTTTGGCGTCTCGCTCAAATTTGTAAAGCTTGCGACTTTACTCTGGACAAAGCAGCAGAAGCCAACATCGAAAAACTCCAAAGGCACCGATACAAAGAAGGTTACTCTGATGAAGCGGCCAGAGAAGAAAACAGAGACCGTATCTCTGAGGCTTCTGTAATGCGTTCCACAGATGAATTGACTCAAGAAGTAATTGATCAAGTGAACGAAAAGAAATGCAAAGGAAAACTCTGTAGTCCTGTAGCAAACTCTCAAATGATGCAAACTGGTCAAGGTTTCGCTGAACCTCCAGAAGCTTACGACGATTATCAAACAGACCCTCTACCCAATGAATCAATTCAAATTCAACCATCTCAAACTTATCAAGAAGCTTATGATAATAATGGGCCAGAAGAAGAAGATGGTCCTTGGGCAGAAGGGTGGGAAAAAAGAAGCGGAATTGAAGAATCTTACGACGATTATCAAACAGACCCTCTACTCAACAAAGCAGAATCCCATCGTTACCATATTCCAAAGTTTCCAGAAAGTTTTAATGAAACTCTGCCTGGGCGTTTAATCAAATCAAAACTAGATCAAGTCATTTCAGTCTGGGAAGATGCTGCGATAGCAATTGCAGGAATGGTAGAAGGTCAAGATCATAAAATGGCTTTGAAAATGATTGAGAGAGCAAAGGAGCAAACTCAATGAGTGATCTTCCCGAAGCTTTGAAGCCATATCGTTTTCATGGACTGGACTTTGATTGGAACGGTAATCTTGAAGAGCAAGTTCAAGCCGAATGCCCGTTCTGTGCAAAAGAGAAATTCTTCATCAATCCAAAGAATGGGCTATGGAAGTGTTTTACCTGTGATGCTGGAAGCGAAAAAGGTGGTGGCAACTCAACTGAGTTTATGAGGAGTCTTTGGAACTTAGCGTCTGATGCGACTTCCAATTATGCGTCTTTGGCTAAAGAGAGAATGGTTGAAGAAACAACTCTCATTCGGTGGGAAGTCGTCAAAAATCCTCTGAATGATCGTTGGATGGTTCCTGGATATTCAATCAAGAAAACTCTTACCAACCTTTACAAGTATACAATGATCAATGGTAAGAGACGACTGTTATCAAGTCCGACCAAAGATCATTCACATTGTTTATTTGGAATGAATCTTTACAAGCATGATGAGAACATCATCTATCTCTGCGAAGGTCCATGGGATGCTATGGCTCTTTGGGAGTTGAAACCCGGTGGAACTGTTCTTGGAACTCCTGGAGCTAATACCTTCAAAGAAACTTGGGCCAGTTTATTCTCCGGGAAAATCGTTAACATACTCTTCGACAACGATCATCCCAAGACGAATAGAAAGACTGGTAAGGTAATTGAAGGAGCGGGAATCGCTGGAGTGAAAAGAACAACAGCAATCTTAACTTCTAGTCCAAAACCACCTTTGGAAATCAATTACATTAAGTGGGGTGAAGAAGGATTTGATTCAGACTTACCCTCAGGCACAGACGTTAGAGATTTCATTAATACTTAACCAAAGGAAAGACAATGGGTACTCCAAAACATCCAATACAACCACTTGTGCAAGATGAATATGGAACTCAGAGATTTCAAGATAATAAAATCGTGAGATATTTGTTGGACAACGGACCATTTGACCTGAATGATTTAGCAGGGTTACCTTTTTGCCGTGAAGACCGAGAACAATTTGCCCAATTGATAGGCTATAGTCTTTCAGGTTTTGGGGAATTAAGTTATGTCAGTCGCGACACATATGATATTGCAGAAAAAATGTTAACAATTACTGATGAAAAGGTAGCAGAATTAACCGTATTGAGGGAAAAGCTAAACGAGATAAGAAACCTCATTAGGCAATTAACAACAACGGCGTTTCAAATTCATCCAGACGATTTAAGAGACTAACAAAATTCTTTTCTTCAAGGATTTCATCAATGCAACGTAAACCATTAGCCCTGCCTCAAGGCGGTTGTTGGTATTGTGGAGAAGATCAAACAGATACTTTCAGTGGAGAGTTTGATACAAATCTGCATCTTGAATGTTTAGAAAAACACCTCAAAGAATATCCAGATGACCCTGAAGCAAAGATCATGTATCGAGAACTTGAGCACCTTTTTCTTCAGGGATAATAATGCAGGCGAAAAAAGAGAGACTGGAATTGCTGCTGAGGATGTTAACGCCTGTTCCTGAAGAATGGGTAAAAAAAGCAGGGACAAAAAGTAGTGGGGGAGAAGTCAGATGCGAACCTTGTGACACTTACAAGAAGCTGATCAACTCTTGGAGAAAAGCTCTTAAGTGGACTCCCGGATTGGACAATGCTCTTTCCGTGATGTTGTCTTCGATTACTTCAACGATGAGCGTTGGAGATCAATTGTGGATTAAAATAATTGGGCCAGCTAGTTGCGGAAAATCGACGCTTTGTGAAGCTGTTTCAGTCAATACAAAATACGTTCTGGCAAAATCTACTATTCGCGGTTTTCATTCGGGGTTCGGCGATGGACAAGAGGATCATTCACTCATCAGCAAAGTATCAGGGAAAACTCTTGTCACCAAAGATGGGGACACACTACTTCAATCTCCCAATTTGGGACAAATACTTTCTGAAGCAAGGGATGTCTATGACACTGTTTCCCGTACCTCTTACCGAAACAAAAGCAGCAGAGACTACCAAGGAATCCGAATGACGTGGCTATTGTGTGGTACTTCCTCTTTGAGAAGTATTGACAGCAGCGAATTGGGAGAACGATTCCTTGATTGCGTTATCATGGAAGGAATCGACGAAGATTTGGAAGACGAAATTCTTTGGCGAGTCGTCAACAAGTCAATCAAGAATATGGGCATCGAAGCAGATGGAACTCCAGAGTCTCAGCAGTCGCCTGAAATGACAGAGGCAATGAGTTTGACGGGTGGATACATTGACTTTCTGAGGAACCAGACTCAAAGAAAATTAGAGGCGATTATTGTTCCTGATTGGGCGTTGCATAAGTGCATGAAGCTTGGAAAGTTTGTTTCGTTGTTGAGAGCAAGACCTTCACGGATGCAGGAAGAGACGGCTGAGAGGGAATTTGCTGCAAGACTTGTTAGTCAATTGACTCGATTGATGATGTGCTTATCTCTGGTGTTGAATCGAAAGACAATTGATAAGGAAGTCCTGAAGAGAACCGTTAAGGTGGCAATGGATACAAGCAGGGGTAATACGCTTCTGCTGGTGAAAGAGCTTTACGAGAGGGGCCAGTTATCTATACCCTTGCTTGCAACGTATACTGGTTTGACTGATACAGAAGTGAGGAAGTTGCTGAAGTTCTTAAGGAAGATTAATGTAGTTGCTTTCACAGCGGTTAAGTTGAATGGAGTTGTCAATCGGTCTAAGAAGCCTCAATGGCAACTCACTTCAATGATGCGAAAGCTTTACGAATCCGTTTGCCATTTGGAGAAAGACTTGTGAGTAAAAGGGGAACTGAGCATTTAGAGACGGAGATCAATATTTTGATTGACAGATTTCGTAAAGAGTATGAAATGACTTATGCAGAAGTCGTTGGAACTTTGTTGATAGTTGCTAACTCTTTGTGTACCGAAACTCAAGAAAACAATGAACCAGAAAGTGAGTAGATTATGTCAGTTCCAAACATTCAGATTCTGAGCACGACAGTAAACATTTTGAGAGAAAGGAATCTGGGAGTTCATGCTCAAGCAGTCGAAGATTGCATTCAATACATTGAGTTGAAAGAAGCAGGAATTCCAATTGAGACACCAACAACAGAGATTGTCTTGACGGCGGTGGAAATCAATAAAGTTGAAGAGGGAGAAACTGATGGTAACTCAGACGAAGATTGAAAATGCAGAACAACTTTTGAATCAGATTGAGGCAGCTCTGGAATTCAGTGGAGAAAGTAAATGGGAATCGAGAGTGGCTCATTTGTTTCGACAAGAGTTCATGCCAAGATTGAGGATTAATCGGTTCTTCACTTATTTGAGGCAATTGGAAAAAGAAGGCAAACTTGAAATGTTTGTGGATAACTATTTTGATGAGAGTTCTCGACAGGGAGTGAAGTTGACTTTCTTTAGATTGATTCCTGAAAAAGAAAAGGCAACTCAATGAAAGAATTCATAGTTGATCGAAGGGAGAAAAATACACTAGAACAAGTCAGAGTTCCGATTGAAACTCCAATGGTTGCTAGAGAAGAAAATCAAGTTCCAGTAATCAAAGATGGTTCTACAATTCAACTAAGTGTAAGGGGGAAAGTGTTTCAGCAAAGCACCACTGCAAAAGACTACAACCTTTGGATGGACATGGAAACTGGAGAGTGGGTAACTATTTTTTGGGAAGGAGCATTAAAGCAATGATCAACGCACTAACTCAACTTGAGGAATGGGTTCATGAGAATAGATATCATTCCGTTCAAATTTTTAGGGCAGACATTCTTGAAAGACTTGCTACATGGAATGTTGAATTGTGGATAGGAGATAATCTGTTTGTGAATGTTGTTGAAAATGAACTGCCTTTAGTGGATGGAGATAATTTAGCAGGATTGGAAGCAACTATTCTTGAGGCACTTGAGAAGGTTAAAAAGAAAGTTGGTGCTCCAACAACAAAGCCGGCTTCAGCAGAGAAAATTGTCTAAAAAGAAGTGAGGAAAACAATGAACGTATTTGAGAAACTAGAGGAAGCAAAAAAAGTATCAATCGTTGCCGCGAATGCAGTGATTGCGGCGACAGCGAAAGTGGAATCTGTTAAGGATAACCTTCGTAGAGTTTTGACGGTTGGTGCAAATAAGCCGATTGCCGTAGGAATTCTGCCAAATGGTAAAGTGGCAGTTGTTGTAAAGACAGACGATTCAAAAGCGAACCAACTGAAGATTCTGGAAGCTGTTCAATTGAATGACAATGGAAACATCGTGACGGAGAAAAATACGTTTGAGGTGAAGGAAATCATCTAAAAAGAAGTGAGTTGTATATAAGAGTGTAGGTGGAGTTAATTAAGAAATTTTGAATGTGGAAAATTGATGACAAAAAGAACAAGAGGAGTCAAACAAAGAGCAAAAATGGTTCATAAAAATGCGATGACAAAGCATTTGACGGAGAACCAAAAAAGGTTTTGTGAAGAGTTAGTAGCCTCAACTTCATTCAGTCCAAAAGAAGCGGCAGAGAAAGCAGGATACAAACAAGGAGCAGTCGCGGGAGCGAAGATACTCAAGAATCCTTATGCCAATGCTTACATCTCAGACCTCATCCGTATTAGATCAGAAAAGACTGAACTCAAAGCAGAGACCGTATTAAAGGAACTAATGCACTGCTGCTTGAGAGACCCAATTGGCCTGGTAGATGAAGAAGGTTACTTCCATACTAATCTTCATGACATACCTGAAGAATTGAGACGAGCAATTGATGGTATCAAGGTCAAGCAGACCAGGGATGAAGAAGGAAACATGACACAAACTCTTGAGATAAAATTTGTTTCAAAAGCAAGTATGATAGAGCTTGCTATGAAGCATTTAGGCTTACTCGATGCCGATGGAAACGGTGAAGAACAATTGAAACGATTGGATTGGGATAAACTCTTAGAAGGAGAACCAAACAATGTCATTGAAATCTAAACTGCCCAAATTGACTCTTGACGTTCTATTGAAGTTTGCAGAAGAACATTCAAAAGACAAATTTGATATTAACCATAGTAAAACCTGACTGGCCGTTCAATGTGCTGCCCAGTTAGGGTACACCGACCCAGGTATGGGTGGATATTCTACACTCCAATACCAAGATGGGTTTAACGATTGGAAAGAGCGTTCCATTGATGAAGTCTACGCCAAATGGTGTGAAGATACAGTCAAATTGAGAGGAACTAACAAATCACAAGTCTGGATGACTGGAGCAAAAATAGTTACTTCAATCAAGGAATACGTTAAGGATCACAATCATGAAGGTTGAAAAAGAGAACAAATTCCTTTTCAAAGAAACTCTGGCACTACTCAAACCAGAATCAACGATCGTAGAACTTGGAACAATTCGAGACAGCAATCCCAAAGCAGAATTCACAGATGGCTGGAGCACTCTTCAATGGTATCTTGCAGGACACGAAGTACATTCAATTGACACAGACTTTAGAGCACTCAAAATATGTGAGTTGACATTGAGACTTGAGACAACTCCTCGAACAAAACTCCCAGTGTTTCCTTATTTGGTTCACTGCAATGCTTTAGCTTTTCTCAGGGAAATGTGGCCTAAGTTAGACGCTCCAATTGATCTTCTCTACATTGATGCTCCAATAGGTCAGGAAGCTGCTGATTGTTTCATGCTCGCTGATAAATGGATTCAAGAAGGTGGCTTAGTTCTCGTAGATGATATTGAAGAGAACCACACTCAAAGAAAAGAGTTGTTACTGCCTGCAATCCTTGAAGCTGGATACGTTGAACTACATAACAATGGCAGACAATCACTACTTCAAAAACAAGGCTGAGGTATGAAACTATTTGATAGAGAAGTTGCTCGACAGACTCTGATTGATGTGTATCCAATCTTGAGTCCCTACTTTGCTTTGGCTCATGGAACAGTCTTAGGAGCTTACAGAGACAAAGATTTCACTCCAACAGAAGTAGATATTGATTTGCTAACAACGGTCGAAGTGATGGCAGAAAATGCTGAACTACTTCTTATAGCTTTGGAGCGTGAAGGATTTGTCAGTAGGGTAATTGAGAAACCCAATGGGGCTATCAGAGCGTTTTCAGTAAAGAGAAACGGTATCAAGATTGATTGTGCCGGATACACGAAACATATTTTGAAGAGCAGCCAGGAATACAACACGTCTCTACACTCACTGATCAATTCTCGACCTAGATGTCTTTCGGCTTATAGAGAAGTAGGCTACTCAACTTCAACGCTTAAGGATTTTTCGATCGTTCATCCTTATTCCTTTTTCCTCAGGGAGAATATGGAGACGATTGATTTTCAGGGATTACCTTGGAAGATTCCTTCCCCAATTGAAGAGTATCTTGAAAGGGAGTATGGATCAGAATGGGAGACACCAATTCGTACTCACATGCAACAATCACGTATCTATCACTTTGAAACTCTGGAAGGAATATCATGAAAACAAGGCGATCTAATATAGAACTTGAACTAATAGGTAAGCTTTGTTGCAAACTTCTAAGGTCAAGAGTGAATCCAGAAAAAGGTTATTGTGAATTCTTTTTTCTAAAGGATCATTGCTGCGACATGCAAGGAGCAATCAATCTGGCAAAATACCTTATGGGAGAGTCTCTGAGATACATTAGAACGTATTCTGGAGAAGATTTAGATACTTCCTACATTTGTCTAGGAGATGACTCTTGGGTAGCACACAACAGGAAATTTGATGAGTGAGCTTGCATTGGACCCTGTAGGATTTGTGGCTAGGGTTTGGCCTAAAGTCATTCTGTATGACAAGCAGGCTGAGATTATGGAATCGGTAAGGGACAACGATGACACGATCGTTATTGCAGGGAACCAACTTGGCAAAGACTTTATCTCAGGTCTTATTGCTCTATGGTTCTTTTGTTCTAGGCGACCTGCAAGGGTTGTCACCTCATCTGTTAAATTTGATCAACTCAATGACGTTCTATGGGGTGAAATCAGAAACTTCTTATCAACCTCAGCAATGCCCTTACCAGTTCAAAACAACCACATGAAGTTGAGACAAACTTACAATGATGGGCGTATTGTTGATAAATCAGAAATGGTTGGTCAGGTTGTTTCTACAGAGGAAGGTTTGCTGGGTCGTCACTTGGCAAGAGGTGATAACAATCTTCCAATGACGCTGGTTATCTTCGATGAATGCTCTGGAGTTGATGATGGAGTCTGGGAAAAATGCTCAACATGGTCTCATCGAAGATTAGCAATTGGAAATCCTTTTGATTGTGAGAACTTCTTCAAGAAAGCGTATGACAAAGGAGATATTCCAAGAGACCCGAAAGACTTGAGCAAAGGCTACTATCAAAAAGTCATTTACATTAACGCTGAAGATTCTCCAAACGTGAAGCTGGCTCGAAAGCAGATCGCAGAAGGTTTAGAACCTACAAATGAAATCGTAGTGCCTGGAGTAAAGGACTGGCTGACCTACGTTAAGCAACGGCAACTCTGGGACGTTAAACTAGCTACGATTGGCCTAGATGCTAAATTCTACGAAGGGGCAGACGTTAGACTCTACCCTCAAGAATGGCTTCAACTTGCTGCGAGACATTCAGAGACTTACAAGATTTCAAGTAACGATACAGCAGAGTCAATTGGTATTGATGTTGCAGAGGGTGGAGACTCAACGGTTTGGACGGTCATTGATTGGCGAGGAATCCTAGAACAAATTTCTTTGAAGACTGAAGACACTTCGATTATTCCAAGCCATACGATTGCTCTTGGACTGAAATGGAATGTGCCGCCTGAAATGTGGTGGTTTGATAGAGGTGGTGGTGGAAAGCAACATGCAGACGTTTTGAAGCGGCAGGGATATCAAGTCAAAACAGTAGGATTTGGAGAACCTTCATCTGACCCTCATAAGTTCAAAAGAGGTAAAGTCAGTTTTAAGAAAAGAGAGTCAAGAGAAGACGCAAGGTATGCTTTCAAGAATCGTCGAGCAGAAATGTTTGGATTGATACGATATGAATTTCTTGATCCTTCTGCTGAGAATTATCCTTTCGGTATTCCCAGACAGCTTTCTGAGTTACACTCTCAACTATCGAAATTCCCTTTGGACTATGAAGAGGGCAAACTTATCCTTCCACCAAAGAACGCAATCAGTGACAAGCAGCGAAAAAGGGGCGTGACTAGAACACTTACTCAAATGATTGGTCATAGTCCAGATGAAGCAGACTCCTTAGCATTAGCAATCTACGGCATGCTAAGGAAAAGACATATCAAAGTTCTTGGAAGAGGAATTTAACATGAATGACGCTTTAGAAAAATTCCAAGAAGCGAAGAGGCAATTTGTAATCTCTGTTGCTCATGCTTTGAAGATTGACAAGCTCTGTGACTGGCTCACAAAGACAATTCGAAAATTCAATCCTTAACACTTAGGAATCTAACATGGCTAAGAAGAAATCAGCAGTTCCAAAGAAGGTGAAGAATACAAGTCTGGAATTGACGGTCAAAGAAGCTACTCAAAAAGTTGAGATGGCTATCAATCAGTTGATGTCCAGAAGTAAGTACCTCAACAAAAATCTCGATGACCGACGATCAATCAATGACGATTGTGGTTATCCTGATAATCCAGATATTGATTCGCATTTCCTGCCTCTCTATGAGCGTGAAGGAGTCGCACGAAGAACAGTCAATATCTATCCCGATGAATGTTGGAAGTCTATCCCTTCAGTTTTTGAGACAGACGATACAGACGAAGAGACTGAATTTGAAAAAGCTTTCGGAGAACTTGGCAAATCTCTAATGGGAGAAGAGGATCACTACAATCCTGAAGACAGTGGACATCCATTGTGGGAGTATCTTCATCGCCTTGATATTGTTTCTGGAATTGGAAGATATGGCGTTCTGCTTCTAGGCTTTGATGACTCTGAAGATTTCAGCAAAGAGGTTCAACCTAGAAACGGAAAAATCAAGCTGGTTTATGTGAGAGTCTTTCACGAAGCGAATGCTCAAATCACAAAGCTTGATGAGAACAAAAACAGTTCAAGATACGGACAACCAGTTGAGTATAGTCTCTCAACAACGAACGTCTCTTCAGTCACAGACAGCGAGACTTCTGTTGATGCAATGAAGGTTCATTGGACAAGAGTTATCCATGTCGCTGATACGCTTGTCACAAATGAGTTGTATGGAACTCCAAGGCTCAAATCGAATCTCAACAGGCAACTCGACCTTAGAAAACTCTATGGTGGTTCAGCCGAAATGTATTGGCGAGGAGCTTTCCCCGGTCTTGCTCTTCAGACAAATCCTAATATGGACCCAGACTACGTCATTGATAGAACTGCTCTCAAAGACAACATGGAGAACTTCTTCAATTCGCTCCAAAGGTATTCACTGCTTGAAGGTCTTGAAGCAAATATGCTTGCTCCAACGGTCGTTGATCCTTCTCCTCAAGTAGCAGTTCAAATTGACGCTATCTGTATTGATATTCAATGCCCACGAAGAATCTTTACAGGCTCTGAACGTGGTGAATTAGCTTCTTCTCAGGATAGCGAAGCGTGGGAAGGTCGATTGAAATCTCGGAGAACAGAATACATCACTCCAAAGATTATTGTGAAGGTCATCAATCGGCTTATTAAAGTTGGTATTCTTCCAGTTCCACCAGAAGGATTCAAAGTAGCCTGGGAAGAAACACAGCAACTCTCAGAAGAACTTCAGGCTAAAATTGCAGAGATTAAAACCAAAGCCATCGCTGCTTATCTTCAGGGAGACGGCAGCAACCTGATTGCTCCTGAAGATTTCTTGACTCGCATTCTTGGATTTACAGGCGAGGAAACTCAAGAGATTCTCGATGCCACTGAAAAGTATCTGATTGATAATCCTATTGAAGAGGAGTTCGATGATGGACTCGACGAATTCGGAAACCCCCAACAGTTTCCTGAAGAAAATATCAAGCCACCAAAGCAACCATCAAGCAATCCCTTTCCAACAACAACCAAGCCAAAACCAACAGTCTCCAAATGAAAAGGTTATTGAGGGAAGTTGTCAGCCTGAAAGGTATCTTCCAACTCAAGAAGAGATACTTGAAGGGACTCGATTGATTCGAGAGACTTGGTCAGAAGAGGAAATGCGTAGACGATACGTTGGAGAAATACCTGCTCCAGATACTTTCACTATTCCTCAATGCTCGATAGGCGTCGAAGATGGTCGAAGAAAATAGAATTGAATGTATTGATATCTATCTGGCAAATGGCCATATCTACGCTTACCGATTCCAGAATACTGTGACGGACAGACTCGCTTTACTGTTTAGTTTGAAGAGACAACTCAGAGACAAATCATTGGAAGGTTTTTCCAAAGACATTTACACAATTGTCTATGAGCGAATGGCAACACTTGCCTTAGAAGATCAAGGATTTCAATGACAACTCTAAACGCTAAACATACTCACAGAAGAGTTTCAAGAAATCCTTTGAAGATTGATCCTTCAAGGACAAAAACTATTCGTGATGCCTACCAAAGAATTCTTAGAGTCAAATTCGGCAAATTAAAAAGAGCAATTACCAAACTGATACTTCAAGAAAATGCTTTTGGATTAGGCCCAAGAGTAACCTTCAACGAACTTCAATTGGTTGAGAATACTCGATTTGCTTTTGAGTCTGATCCTAGAAAGCTGCAACTGTTTCAAGAATGGCTTGCTGAAGAATACTCTAAAGACATACTTCCAGGCTCGATTGAAAACGCCAATGATGCTTACTGGACGAAGTATGTCAATGAAGCTTATGAGAAGGGTCAAGGTAGAGCATTCGATGGGGTCAACAAACCGGCTCTTACTGACGCTAACTTTCTCGGGGGAGCAAAGGGAGAATTTCTAAGGCAGTCTCTTGGTGGACCAGTTGCAATTGATCGAGTCAAATCTTTGGCAGCAAGAAACTTCACTGAATTGAAAGGAGTTACAGAAGCAATCTCTCAACAACTTTCAAGACATCTCGTTGAAGGTATGGCTCAAGGATTAGGTCCAAGAGAAATCGCCAGCCGAATGAACAAGACGATTGATACAATCACAAAAAACAGAGCATTGGTTATCGCTCGTACAGAAACTGTGAGGGCACATGCAGAAGGACAATTAGATGCCATTGAAAATCTTGGAGTAGAGAAAGTCAGAGTGGCAGTTGAGTGGTCTACTGTAGGTGATGATAGAGTCTGTCCTCTCTGCTCACCGATGGAAGGCGTGGTACTCGATATCAAAAAAGCTAGAGGTATCATCCCACGGCACCCCAATTGCAGATGTGCTTACATACCCGCAAATGTCGGTGAGCCTAAACTGGGACAGAAGAGAAGCAAGCAGGAAACACAACAGGCGTTCGACGAATCCATCAAAGCAGAAATCCCAAAACGAGACAAAGACAAGATCACGATTACCGATCAAAAGAAACGATCAAAATGGACTGGAGCAGATACCAAACCCGGAGCAGCTCCAAGGTCCATACTCGATACAGATATTGCTCCAAAATCTACACCAACAGGAAAAACTCTTGCTAAACCAACTCAATTAAAAACTGCTATAAAGACCTCAAAAACAACGAGACAATTTCCTAAAGCAATTAGCGAAGAAGAATTCAATAAGTCAAAGAAAAGAGGCGACGAAATTTGGTATAGAGGTATAAAAGGCCCAAAAGCTAAACAATACGCTAATGAATTGGCAGAAGGAATCCAGTATATTCCTAATGACATTTTTGGTTCAGGGACGTTTATCGCTGTTGGGGATAATGCTGAAGACATGGCAAAGTTTTTTGCAGGTAAAAATGGGGTAATTGTTAAAGGTGTTTTAGAAAAAGACGCCAAAATTATTAGTAGAAAAAACGCCTTAGAAAGAATCTCTGAGAATGGAAATAAGTTTAATGAGCTTCATGATAAAAAATTGGCTGAGTTAATTAGCCGAGGTCAATCAGGAGATATGAAAGCCTTTGAAGAAATGACTGAATTATTTAACAAGAAAAATAAGTTTGATGCTCTTCAAACAACCTATAACTCCGATCCAACTAAGTGGGCCAAAGAAAATGGGTTTCACGGATTGAGGCAATTTAATGGTCAGTCATTGAGTGAAGAGATAGTTTTATTTGATTTGAACAAAACTAAAATAGTTAATCCGGAGTAGCCTCAAAATCAATTCTGGACGAATAATGAAATACCCTAAAGATCATCCTGTTTGGACTATTGCAAGGCATAGTGTCTATCTTGGATTTGCAACTTTGATTCTCTACACAAATGCAAGCAATTTTGACCATACAGAAATAAAGACAATTCTTGAAATGGGTTTGGTGTTCATTGGAGCTGATTATGCCAAATCCAAATTATCAAAGTCTAAGGAGAAAGACTAGAGATGGCTAAACGACATAAAGGCGGCAGAGAATTCACGGACACTGAAGAAAGGATTCTTGCTCTATTGCAAGATGGAAAGCCTCATACAAGAAAAGAAGTCAGATGCTCAATTGGAGACGAACATACTTCTTTGAAGAGTGTCTCATTCCATCTGTCTAACATTCGAAAAGTGTTGAATCCCAAAGGCCACGACATCATTTGTGAGTTTCGACACAAGAATATCAGCTATCGTTGGGTGAGATTATTGCCATCAGCTTGTGAATAGCTTAGTTGTACTATCTTTCGAAGGCTTGCAGTTTACGGATTGCTTTGAACAGACTTAGTATTCCTCAGTGAATACAAATTTCGTCTGTTCTCCGTAGGCTCTCTATGACTATTGAAAATCTAGTAGTCAATCTTTCTGGCAAAGTGCGAAGAGTGAAGAGCAAAGGGATTCAATACCTTGTTGCTCCTGTTCGCATGATTGTGCCTGGCGTACTCAATGGTTCATTGGGTCCGCTGCTTTATCCGCCTGAAGAAATCAAAGCCACTTTCCGTAAATGGAATGGTGTACCTCTCACGAACAATCATCCTTCTGGCTCAGCTATGGAAGCTGGTCACCTCATTATGGGTGAAGTTCGAAATGCTGGTACGGATGGAGCAGACCTCATTGGAGAAGCCTGGTTCAACGTAGAGAAAACGAAAAAAGTCAACAACGATATTTATGCTGCATTAACTCAAGGCCAGAAGATTGAATTGAGTACAGGCTTAGGAGTTGACAAAGAAGAAGCTCCTGCTGATTCCGTTTTCAATGGCGAAGTCTATACACATATTGCTCGAAACTTTAAGCCAGACCACCTTGCAATTCTCATCGACTCAATTGGAGCTTGCTCCGTGAAAGCCGGTTGTGGAGTATTCAATGAAGAATCAAAGGTTGATTCTGAAGCAGAAGAAACTCTTGTCCCTGTAAGTAATTCAGAAGAAGAGGAAGACTCAATGAAGTTGAAACCAGAGGAACGAACAGCAATCGTCAACGGTCTGATTGCTAACAATTGCGGCTGTTGGACACAAGATGATACTGAAGTTCTGAATGGTTTCTCCGATGAGAAGCTGACCAGCCTTCAGGAATCATCTGTCAAGAATTCAGAGATGAAAGAAACTCTGAATGCTGCAACGAAAGAATTCAAAACTGAAGATGGTACCACTCTTACTTTCAATGTTGAGAATAAGAAGTGGATTTCTAAGACTCCTGAAAAGGAGGTTGATAAGGAGGGTTCTGTGGTGAACAAGCATGGTCAAGGTATGGGTGATGAGCCTCAAACGACCGATCAATGGCTGGCGTCTGCTCCGCCTGAAGTTCGGGAGGCTGTCTCTAACTCAATGCAGATTCAGAACGAAGCAAAGGAAGCTCTTGTTCGTCGTCTCATCGCAAATGTTGCAGACGCTGACAAGCACGCTAAGGGTGAATCTCTTATGAAGAGGTCACTCGCCGAACTTCGTGAAATCGAAGCTCTCTTGCCTGCTCCTGCGGCACAGAACTCTTCTTCAGGGATTAACTGGGGGGCAGCTTCTGGTGGCTCTGACCGAACTGTCATGAATGAATTTGGCAGCGATGAATTCATTCCAGAAACCTCTTTGAGCTTTTCGAACGGCAAGTGATTTCATAAGTCACTTTCAATATAACAAACCTACACGATAGAGGAAAATTCCGATGGCTAAGGGAAATGGAATTGTGGTTAGCTACCCTGAAAGGGGTGTGCGTTTTGAAGGGACAATCACTGGAGCATTGCTTCCAGGCACGATTGTTCAGATTGATGTTTCTGAAGGGATTGATACCAACGGAAACTTTACTTGGGAAGCGTATAACGCTGCCGCTGATGGTAACCAGCGACTGATTGCAGTTCTTCTGCCTTCAGAACTCAAAGGTGCAATCGCAACGGCTGCGTATGTCAATGGTGATCACTGCTTTGTGTATGTTCCTGCCGCTGGCGAACAACTGAATTGCATCGTTGGCGACGTTGCTGGTACTGGCGATGATCACGCATTCGGTGATCTTCTGATTGTCGATGATGGAACAGGCGAACTGGTTGCTACAACTGGTACTCCAGAATCTGAACCATTCATTCTGCTTGAAGCTATTACTGATCCGACTGCGGATACTCTGGCTCACGTTCTGTTCACAGGATATTGATACTTCCCCTGAGTGGGATTACTAGAAAAAACCTTTTTGGGAGAAGTTGAAAATGTTTGTTGAATCTGACTACATCCTCAACGGGCAAGGTCATGGAGAAGTCGCTGAGGCTTTTCAGAATGCTCGATTTGAAAAAGGGCTGATGCGACCCTTCTACGCTCGCAATAAAGCAGGACGAATGGTGTCTGTTGTTCAAGTTCAGAACGGTACAAAATCTGATGGAACACCAGACTACGAATTGATTCCAACGGCTGATCTTCAAAGTCGTGGAATGCAGTCTCGAGTAGCAAACGCGACATCACTTCGAAAAGATGATTGGATTCGATTTGATAAGGCAGTTGTAAAGTCTGCTCGTCAACGTCTCAGGGCTTGGTCTGATCTAGCTGCTGCGAATACCCTCAGTGGTTTCGACGGTATGTCTCAGACGATTCTTGAGCATGAGACGGTGAGTGATCCGGGTGAAGCTCTGGTTGACATGGATGGTACGGCAGAAGGTCGCACCGATGAGCCACGATTCCAGCTTGAAGGTTTGCCTCTTCCGATTACTCACAGTGGCTTTTCTTTCTCTGAGAGGAAGCTTGCTGTCAGTCGGAAAAGCGGAACGCCTCTCGATGTAACTCAGGCAGAAGCTGCTGGCCGACGAGTTGCAGAGCACGTTGAGAAAACTCTGATCGGCGTTAATACTGGTCTAATCTATGGAACGGCTGCCGATTATGGTCGTAGTCCTCAAGTCTATGGTTACACGAATTTTCCTGCTCGTCTAACCGATACGACTGGTACTGACCCAACGGGAGCAAACGGTCCAACAGTCCTGAGTGACTGGCTTGGATATCGTGATGCTCTTTACAACAACAACTTCTATGGGCCATTCATGGTTTATACGAGTCGTGATTGGGATCAATACCTTGATAATCTGTTTTCAACAACTGAGCCTTCTGCTGGCACTCTTCGAAGTCGCCTCTTGCAGATTGATGGTATTCAAGACATCCGTCGTCTTGATTTCCTCACAAGCGATTTCCAAGTGATCTTCGTTCAGATGACTTCGGATGTTGCTCGGGCTGTTGTTGGTATGGATATTACGACCATCCAGTGGGATTCAATGGGCGGACTGCGAAAGAACTTCAAAGTCATGTCTATTATGGTTCCTCAACTGCGAGCAGACTTCAGTGACAACTGTGGAATTCTCCACGCTTCTCATTGATGGTTTCTAATTCTTAGGAAGCATCTTAAACCGGATGCTCTGGCCAAGGATGGCCTTTAATACAACTTCCAAAACGGCAAAAGACAGGAGCTTCAAATGGCTACAGCAACTGCAACTCCAGTAATGAAATTCAGGCTGAAGGTTGGTACTCACGTTTCGATAATGCGAGACAAAGAAGGTAAGCCAGTTATTGATCCAAAGACTGGCCGAAACAAAACGATCAAGCATGAGGCAAGTAATCCACGAACTTGCCTGATTGATAGTACCGATGATCTGGCAGCAAGGTTTGGACGAACTAAGTTTGAACCTATCTATGGTCAGTCAACCAGAGCATTGGAAGAGTCTCATCCCGAAGTTTATGCCTTCGAAAAAATGACTGTCTCTCAGTTGAAGGAATATGCTGAGGAAGACGAGATCGACATTGAAGGCATGAAAACCAAAGTCGATATTATCAATGGTTTGCGAAAAGCCATCGCTGAACGAGAAGCAGAATAATTCCTGGCAAGGAATGATCCTTTCTTCCAGGGAGATACTTCAGAATGGCTGTAAGAACAAACGCAACCAACGTCAAAGCAGTCCTTTTGAGTCTGTACGATCTGGTCAATACTCCTGACTTGACAGCTTTCATTTCTGAAGCTTCTCTCCTGGTTGATTGGGTTGACTC